GTGATGACCTTCCTTTGTTGTTTTAATAGAAACTTACCACGGTCTAACCACTTCTAAAACCCTGCAATTATGCTGTTTTCAGAGTAGTTAGAAGTGGATAAATGCCGAGAAATGTAGGCAACTCGTGCATTATTTCTACACTACTCATACATCTATATTCCTACACAAAGTCAGCCTCCTCGTTGTGCTGAGTGCCTTTGTTGGTGCTCCCACTTCGGGGAGGCTTTTCTTTGTTTTTACAAGCTATTTTATTTTTTCGATTTCATCTTTCAACCACTCAAATTCTCTTTGGGTGTAAACCTTTTCAGTGATGTCAGAAATCTTGTGACCGACCATATATTTGATTGCATACTCGTCGACGCCGTACTTCTTAGCCATTGTTACAAAATGTTTGCGACCATCATGCGGTCTATGCTCGGGGTTCAAATTCAATTCGTCTCGAATCATACAGAATCCTTTTTGGTATCGAGCATAAGTAAGTGCAGTGTTTTTGCTACGAGCATTCGGATTAACATAGTTGAGCAGATACAGACTTCCAAGTTCCTGAGCCTCTTTATATTTTCGCTCAACCAAATGACGAATCTTCGAGTGAATTGGAACGACACGATCGGTACCAGCATCAGTTTTGATACCGCCTCGAAAAGTCCAGTTTTCCAAATCTACATTTTTTAGTTCAAGCAAACCAAGTTCTTGGGGTCGCCAACCAGAATAGCACTGAATGAGCAGGACATCTACAAGCATTTTATCATCAGCGTGTTTCCAAAGCAAGTCCATCTCTTCGTCCGTAAAAGGAATATGCTCGTTCTTAACTGTGACGATTTCTTTGATTGTTTCCTCACTGAGGTTAAAAGTTCGCGAATAGTTCCGGTCAACAAGCTCATACTCCAAGGCATAATCCAACATCAAGTTAAACAAAGACTTAATCTGGTTCTTCATGGATGCACTTGGTGTCTTCTCTTTGCCTCGAACCTTCGATATGCCTTCGTCCATACAACCTTTTACATGACGAGCGCGGACATCTTTGACTCGCATATCATATACGGCCGAGCAATACCCCCATGCTGAAGCTACCGAACGAGTGCTTTTAACTGTCTTCTCGTATTCGGCAAGCCATTTCTCGTAAAGCTCTTTCATAGTGATAGACGGTTCAAGGTCGTAAGGGTTCTTATTGTACTCGACGAGAGCAGCATATGCGTCGTTGTATGTTGGAAAATAGGACTCCGGTTTAAGAGGCTTGCAGATAGGTCGTCCGTTCGAATCCTTTCCAACACTTATCATAGCTCGAAATGGATTGCGGAGATTCCGATTTTTGATCTCACTAATCTGCCCGAAACCGTTTGGCAGTCTACGACGTTTGTTGTTCTTATTTCGAGGTTTTCTTGGCTTTATATTTGGCTGCAATGGAAACCCACAGTGAGGACAAGAAACTGCTTTGTCGCTTACTTGTAATTCGCATTCAGGACATTTTATCAGCATTATTATCACCTTCCCCATTGATTTGCTATTAGTAATCATATATCATAAGTGTAGGAATGTCAACTCCTACATTCCAACTTTTCTTATTAGTTTAGGGAGAAATGAGATATGATTAGTGATAACCAATCAATTTGCCCCAAATGTGGAGGGCAGCTTAAATACTACGATCATGTTCAAAGATTGGTACGGACGAAATTCGGAAACAAAAAATGGGTAGCTATTAGAAGACTTCGGTGCTGTAAATGCCATGCAGTTCATCGAGAGCTTCCTGACTTTATATTTCCGTATAAACAGTATGAATCAGACATTATTATCGGCGTGCTCGAAGGTCTTATTACTTGTGAAACTTTGGGGTTTGAAGATTATCCTTGTGAAATGACTATGATTCGCTGGCGCTTGTTTCCACCGAGGTTGTTTTTACTAACAGCCGTTCCTAACCTAAAATAGCGATTGAAAGGAGGCAAACGCCAATGGAAGAAATTATATTTGCATCGGGGTCTGTCCCGGTGGCAGTTGCAGCACGAGTCTACGGGAAAGACGCATCCTGGATTCGAGCCGGCATCGTATCTGGGTGGCTACCGATTGGAAAAGCTACTCGGAGTGGGAAGCTCGTTACGAATTTAGAGGAAATGAACTCTAAGTACGGACGCATCAACTTTTATATTTCACCTAAGCTCCTCTGGCAGGAGACCGGCTATATATGGAGGGGTGAACGCGCATGAGTACATTGATACGTCCAGAACTTTCCGAGACTAATCGTTACTGGATTGAGAAACACCGCTATTACGAATTGAAGCATTTCTGCTTACAATACCCATTATGGCGTCATGCGTACAATTCGTTAATAGACTATCCGGGTTCATGGCCGCAATTAGTTCCGCCCTGTAAAACGAATGTTGTTAGTGATCCCGTTACCAAGCACGTTGATGAGAGGCTGTACTATGCCGATCGCATGAAGATGGTGGAACAGGTTGCAAAAGAAACGGACGAAGAGCTTTCATGTTATATTTTAGAAGCTATAACGGAGGGTATTTCATACGACCATTTGAAAGCCAGAACCGGCATCCCATGTTGCAAGGACGTTTATTACGACCTGTACAGACGGTTTTTCTGGCTACTTAGTAAGGAGAGACAGTAATGAAGATTGTAGATATTGCAGTGAAAAAAGTCTATCGCTTCAACTGCCCGAATTGCCAGAGTAGGCTTGAAGCCGACAGCAGTGAGCTGACAGACATCGGAGGTAAAGTAAGCAAGTTCTATTGCCCCGTATGCCGTAAAGACCGATATATAACCTGGTCTGACTTACGGAAGAAGATCGTCTACGAGGGTTCGCAAGAATAACAGTGTCCTTTATGGAGAAGTGAGAGCTGATGCACTATAGCATTGGCTCTTTCTTTTTCTAACTTAGATTAAAACCGGACGGAGGTGACGGGTATCTGTGTTAAATTAGTATCTGGAAAAATCCCCGGGTTGAAATTTTTGAAAAACAATTTGAAAGGAGATCACCGTGGAAGTTGTCTATGTAGTTGTTGGAATTATGATTGGGTTTGTCGTCTCATCTATCATTCGCCGAAAACATCCCGTTGGTTTTCTGCGTATTGACAAGTCTGATCCGGACGGACCCTATCTTTTTCTTGAACTGAAAAAGAGCATTAATGAAATTATAGCTCAAAGAACTATCCTATTGGAAGTGAAGCGTGAAGACTTTATTCCGCACAAATAACACTTCCTTTTATGGAACCCTATTAAAACGAAAGGAGAAACGAATATGTGTGAAGAAAACAGAAGTTTGTTGGAAGAGGAGATCAAAGCCGAAATTAAGCGCTTGGGATCTCTCGAATCTGGAAGCCAGGAGCATACCACGGCAGTGGATAGCTTGACGAAGCTGTACAAACTGAAGCTCGAAGAGGATAAGAATACCTATGAGCGTCTGGACAAGATCGAGAATCGTGAAATCGATCAGGAGTCCAAGACGGCTCAAATGGCAGAGTCTGTCAAAGATCGATACTTCAGATTTGGTATGGCTGAGCTGGTGCTGCCGTTGATGTTCTACGGCGTTTGGATGAGACGAGGTTTCAAGTTCGAACAGGACGGAACTTTCACCTCCCAGACATTCAGAGGTTTATTCAGTCGATTCAGACCGACTAAGAAATAAACCGGTTCCAAAAGCGGAGAGTTCGTGTATACAACACGTTCTCTTCGTTTTTCTCCTGCTCGAAATTTACAAGGGCTATTGTGAGAGATGTAAAAGTGCTTTTTATCTCTTGATAAAATACTGATGGCCGCTATACTTAATAGTGCCACACAATATCAAGGAGGTAATTTGCAATGAGCTTTTTTAACGACGCGCAGAGAGACGGTTTACTTACTGGACGGTATATTTGCAGTGAATGCGGAGGACTTATGGAATTTGAAGACGAGTGGGAAGATACTTTAGTATGTCCTGCTTGCGGTCACTCCGTCGATTTAGAGCATTATGGTATGGAGAACGATGAAGAATATGATGCTCTATATCCGACCAGAGATCAAATCTGCGACGACTAATTAAGACTATTAGCAAAGGGGAAGGAGTCCTGACGAGGGCTCTTTCTCTTTTCTTTTTATAGGTGATGGATATGCGATACCACTTTGACAAACCGGAAATTTACTTGTCCTTGTATGGCGAGCGTTATATTTGCGAGCATCCGGTTTACAATAGCTGCACTCTCTACAGAATTGAGAAAAGAGGTTTAGCAGTAATTCAGCAACGATTTGACTCCGAGACGAAAAGTACATGGTGGAGCGAAGTTGACCCTTGGATTACTGACGCTTTATATTTGCACCCTGATTTTCGAGAATACTTTGAAATGAGGGCTGGGGTGTCTACGGACGGAATATACCCTACTGTAACGGTTCGCCAAATTATGTGGGCATTAAAAATGAAACCAATTCAGAAAGAACGATGGGAAACCGTATTCGATAGACGGGATATCTAAGCGCAAAAAACGCATCTCCCTTTATGAAAACCATTGAATTTTGAAGGGAGACATGGATTATGAAAACACTAAAGAACAAGCTATATGCTGTAGTATTACTTATTTGTGGGTACTTACCGGTACTTATTGACAAAGATGCAACAGCGTTAGTATTCTTTGCATTTATCGCAATACCGTTATTCTTTGCAAAAGAAAACTGGATTTATTGAGGATTGAGCCGCTAACAACGGCTCTTTTCTTTTCGCCAAAATTACAGCTCCTGTTATGGAAAACGATGCTATTTGAAAGGAGTAAAAGGAGCATGGACGAAATGAAAATTGGTTCTAAATTCACTACGAACATTATCTCGAAATTGGCGAGTTTAGCAATCCGAAAGAAATTTGGTTATGATGTAAAACTGAATTTGAATGAGGTAAAAGCCACAGTCGTTGACGGAAAGACGCATGTTCATCTGGATATAGATGCCGATCTTGAGAAAGATGAACTTACTAAAATCCTGAAAAGTATTGGTTTGTAAAATCTGAAAGGAGCTGCTAACAACGGCTCTTTTCTTTTGCCGCGCGAAATTTACAAGTCTTATTATGAGAGACGGGTTAGCTCAGTTGGTAGAGCGCCACACTTCCGTGGAGGTCGTCGGTTCGAATCCGATACAGTCTCTCTTGCTTTTTATTTTCGCATGAAAGGAGAAAAGACATGAGCATCGATCAGCTTGATTTAATCTTGTATGACATGTACCGCATGGACGCTTGGCTGCCGCCTTTGTTTGGTAAATGGACTGAAGATTATAAAAAAGCGAGTTACTCACAATGGGCTGTCGACGAGCTCAGAGATTTTATCGCCGAACGGATTTACCCTCGAAAAGAAGGGTCTATTGATGAATTCTGTAAGCTCACGCATGAATTCATGATGAAGACCGCTAAGTATGCGAGGGTGAATCCAAACACAAGTCTTATGTTTCGATCTGCCAGTGAAATGGCAGCGAACATTTTAGATCTTCTAAGGGCTATGGAATAACAAAAACATGAAAGGAGAAAAGACATGAGTAAAAACCAAGCAATTCAAAAGTTGCTGCATAAGTCAGGGCTTTGTATCAGGAAATACTCGCCTGTTGCTTTGTCTTGTGTAGCATCAGCCGGCGTTGTGGTTACTGCAATCGCCGCAGCCAAAGCGACCCCACGAGCAGTAGCGTTAGTTTATGCAGACAGCCGCAAAAAGCATGATGGCGATCCATATGCGTACACCAAGAAAGAGGCGTTCATCGCTGCATGGAAATGTTATATTCCGGCAGTAGCATTTGGAGCTTCTACTATCGCTTGTATTATGGGTGCCAATGCACTCAACCGACGCCAACAGGCAGCACTAACAAGTGCGTATGCGCTCGTCCAAAGTTCTTATAAGGAATATAAGGACAAGCTGAAAGAACTCTATGGAGAAGAAGCGCATAATGCAATCATGGATTCCATCATCAAGGAAAAGTGCAAGGACATCAGCATCTCTGCTCATGGAGGTTGGTACGATTCTTCCCTCGATTTTGGTGAAGGCATGGAACCAGAAGTCTCCCGCACTTTCTACGATAGCTTTTCGCAAAGATATTTTGAGTCAACCATCGAAAAGGTCATTCAGGCTGAATATCATCTGAACCGCAATTTCATGTTTGCAGGAGTCATTCCACTTAATGACTTTTATGAGTTTCTTGGGCTTGAAAAGACGGAACTCGGAGACGCTGTTGGATGGTCAAGCTGTAATGGTGATATTTATTGGATCGACTTTAACCATCACCGTCTCACTTTGGATGATGGCATGGAGATCTATGTCATTGACATGGTTTTCGAGCCGACAGCTGAGTGGGTGGAAGATCTGTAAGTTCGCAAAAAATACATTTCACTTTATGAAAACGAAAAGGAGGTTTCGCTTTATGAATAATGCAAAATTGATTAAAATCCTGGGTCTTGTCGCTACCGCAGTAGGTATGGGGGCTACGCTCCTCACTGACTGGGTGAACGAGAAGAAGATGGAAGAAAAAATTGATGAACGCATCAATGAGAAGCTTGCCGCACTTAGCGATGAAGAAGACGAGGAGTCCTAACAAGGGCTCTTCTTCTTTATTCAAACGATATGTGCGATGCAAGCACGGCTGTTTCGATTATTCAACGATATGTTGACGAGCATTTGTTCAGTCCAACCTTCACATGGCCAAAGTATGAATTCAGAAAAAGGTCATATCAGCAATGGGCTGCATATGAAATCTGTCATCGAATCTTGGACAAGCCTTTCGATGATCCAATCACCGTCATCGAAAACTTCATGTTCGAGATGGCTATGTATGCTTGTTACGGCGAGGACGAGCAGCGTAGCTTTATATTTCAGAGCGCAGTCGAAACAGCTGAAGAACTAAGTCTACTATTTGTTTAACTGAAAGGAGAAAAAATGGAAATTGTAGGAAAAGTTATCTTTATGGGTTGCATCTTGCCTGTGTATGATTCCTTGGATAAACCTTTGTTCAAGGCATCTGATGTAGCCAACATTATTGATTACAGCGATGGCAATGTGTGGAAAATGCTCGAGATGTGTGAAGCTGACGAAAAGCTGAACCTACCTTTGGTAGTTGCAGGTCAGCGACGCTCCGTAAGCTTTGTGACTGAAACTGGTTTATACAATGTGCTTTCACAGAGCCGCAAACCGATTGCTCGAGCGTGGCGCCGTATTATTCATGAAGAGTTAATTACTCTTCGAAAGACTCGTGGCAAAAACATAGCTGAACAATTTGAAGACTGGGATAATCAAGCTGACACTATCTTCTTTGATGAAGAAACGGGCATGATGATGCAGTCCGTAACTGTAGCTGGCGGCGATGTTGAACAGATTCCATTGTTCTGAGAAAGGAGAAAATCATGCCTAAACAAAGTTTAGCAAGCATTGCCAAGAGTGTACGGACGGCAATGAAAAAACATAGTCCTGAAATTCTCACCGGTATTGGAATTGCCGGCATGATTACCACCACTGTTATGGCGGTAAAAGCAACACCAAAAGCCCTGATTCTGCTTGAAGAGAAAAAAGATGAGCTGGATACGGATAGACTTGAGCCGAAAGACATCATCAAGACAGCTTGGCCTTGTTATATTCCGGCAGCTGTTGTAGGCTCCATCTCTGTCTTCTGCCTGATTGGAGCAAGCTCGACTAATCTTCGTCGGAATGCTGCTCTGGCAACGGCGTATACCCTTTCAGAGTCTACTTTGAAGGAGTATCAGGAAAAAGTCGTTGAGACAATTGGTGAGAAAAAGGAACAGTCCATTCGAGACTCTGTGTCGAAAGACAAGATGGTTAAGAACCCTATTCGAGAAGTGATTCTCACTGAAAGCGGCGGCAACACGATCTGCTATGATGTCTTGTCCGGACGATATTTCAAGTCTGACAGAGACAAAATCACCCGGGTCATGAATGAACTGAATCGTCAGATGCGTGACGAAATGTATGTCACGCTGAACGATTTCTACTACGAACTCGGTTTGGATGGAACTAAGATGGGCGATATGCTCGGATGGAACATCGATAAGGGTTACATTGACCTTGCATTCTCATCGCAGCTGGATGCAAACGGTACCCCCTGCTTGGTGATTGATTATCAGGTTGCTCCGGTTTATGACTACCAGTAAGCTACCGCGCGAAATTTACAACTTATTTAATGGAAGAACATTCCACAATTTCACACATTTGAAAGGAGATTTCACAATGAACAACAATGAGATTATGAACAACGAGGTCGTTGAAGCTACCGAAGAGGTTATCGAGAACGCTGGCTTGAGCAAGGGCGTAAAGATTGCTGCGGGTATCGGCTTGAGCGTAGTTGTAGGCGTGGTCGTCTACAAGTATGTAGCAAAGCCGGTAATTGCAAACATCAAAGCCCAGATCGAGCAGAAGAAGATGGCTGCTGAGGAGAAGACGGTTATCTTGGAAGAATCCGATGTTGTCACTGAAGACAACTGAAAATGCGAATTTGAGAAGTTCGGATAAGGGAGAGTACCTGTAACAAGGTGCTTTCCCTTTTTCTTTATCTCTCGAAAGGAGGAAAAAATATGCAGCAGTATCAATATGACGGTCCTGTTATGCGATTCGATGATTGCGTTCAGCATCGTTGGAAGGCAACTACTGTTGCTCCGACGGAAGCGAAAGCGAAGAGCAATCTCGCCTATCGATATAAAAAAGAAAACGGCTTGATGCCGAACACAAAAATTACTCTGCCCGGTAAGCTGATTCCGGCATAAGAAAGGAGATCACCCAGTGGAAGATTACAAATCTAATTCTGATAAGGCTCGTCAGGAGCAACAGTCAGAAAAGAAAGTCGAGGCGGTTATTACCGGGGCTGCAAAAACTCGAAAAAAAGGCGAGATGCAAAAATTCGCAGATGTCTTTATTGCAGAAGATGCAAACAATGTCAAATCTTATATTTTGATGGAGGTCATTGTGCCTGCTGTCAAGAAAGCGATTTCTGACATTGTCACTACCGGTATTGACATGATTCTGTACGGCGAGGCAGGTCGCAGCAAGAAAAACGGAACGGCATCCAAGGTGTCTTATCGGAACTACTACGATCAAGGCACAGACAGAGTGCGTGCAGGTTCCGTCGGCAATAGACGCAATACACCTGACTATGATGATATTTTCTTCGATACTCGTGGAGATGCAGAAGCGGTTCTCGATGCAATGAACGATATTATCAGTCAGTACGGAACGGTGAGCGTGTCCGATTTCTATGATCTCGCTCGTGTTCCCAATGATAATTTCACTATGAACCGCTACGGTTGGACAAACATTGGCGGTACAACTGCGGTACGAGTTCGAGATGGTTATATTCTGAAACTGCCTCGTGCTATCCCGCTGAATTGAAAGGAGAAAAATAATGCTTGAATGCAAAATTTGTGGCACTAAATTCAATGCCATTATCGAGAGACATTATATTGCTCGTGATAACGGAAAGACTGGTTTGGCAGTTGCCTTTGGCTCTACTGCTGAAGAAAGTTTATATGACACATTTGATTGCCCGATGTGCGGCTGTCAGGTAATTGCTAAGGAGCGTAAGCGTGACTATATTCCGTTTATTTCTACAGATGAGGAGGATGCAGATGATGACCAGATCTGAGACTCTCGATAAAGCAAAGGCTTGCGTATGTGGGCAGAGAGAGAACGAATACGGCTCTCCGGAAGATAACTTCACTGCTATTGCAGGCTTCTGGAGCGTCTATAAAGGCGTTGAATTTACCGCAAATGATGTTGCCATGATGATGGCGCTTCTTAAGATCGCACGAATCAGGACAGGAACGGCTACGGACGACAGCTATGTCGATTTGGCTGGATACGCTGCCTGTGGTGCTGAAATCAACTCTAAAAACTGAAAAGGAGAATAACAAACCATGAAAAATAAAACTGAAATTATGAAGAGCGTGAACGGCGTGGCTTCCAAGGCCGTTATGAAGCTCAAGAAGCACAGCCCCGAGATTCTCGTTGTGGCTGGTATTGCCGGTACAGTCGTAAGTGCCGTTCTCGCTTGCAAGGCCACCACTAAGGTAGCAGAGATTCTCGATGAAACTAAGGGTACTCTCGATACCATCCATGATGGAATGGAGACCGGTGCAATCAATGGTCATGAGTATACGAACGAGGATGGCAAGAAGGACACGGTTGAGGTCTATGCTCAGACCGGAATGAAGCTCGCAAAGCTTTATGGTCCTGCCATTATTCTTGGCACTCTGTCCATCACCAGTATTCTGGCATCTAACAATATTCTGCGTAAACGCAATGTGGCTCTTGGTGCTGCTTATGCTGCAATCGATAAGAGCTTCAAGGAGTATCGTGGTCGAGTTATCAAGCGTTTCGGCGAGCAGGTCGATACCGAACTCAAGTATGGTATTAAGGCAAAGAAGTTCGAGGAAATCGAAGTTGACCCTGAGACCGGCAAGGAGAAGAAGGTTAAGAAGACCGTGATGGTCGCTGATCCTAATCTCCAGAGCGACTACGCTGTATATTTCGACAGCAAGAGCCGCAACTATGAAACCAACCCCGATTATAACCGTATGTTCCTCAAGGCACAGCAGGCATTTGCAAATGACAAACTTCAGACCCGTGGTCACCTCTTCCTGAATGAGGTTCTGGACGATCTTGATCTTCCTCGTACTCCTGCTGGTCAGATTGTCGGCTGGACAAAGGATGGCCCGGATGGCTATGTTAATTTCCGCATCGTTGAGGTAGAGCGCGAGACCGAAGACGGTCGTCATGAGCCGGCACTTCTGCTCGACTTCAATGTTGAGGGCAACATCTGGGAAAAGATGTAATCAATCACCTTCAGACTTGGACTGGGGGTGATATTTTATTGTAAAGGAGTTTTAGCAATGCACATCAAACCACGAGCGATAGCTACCGTTCTCTGCATGATATTTTTCATCGGTTTTGCGGTATGCGGCGTTGTTCGCTCTACAGATAAAGAAACATCGGAGATTAGGCAATCCTATCCGGTTCTTGCAGAGGTAGAGCCGGTGATAATGGCGGATCTTCTGATGGAGTCTCCTGATTTGGAACCAGAGGTGAAGAAAGAGCCAGACTATCCTCTTACACAAGAGGAAATCGACCTCATAGCACTCGTAACCATGGGTGAAGCTGAAGGAGAAACAGAATTGGGAAAACGATTGGTTATCGACACAATCCTTAACCGTATCGATCATCCATCTTTCCCGGATACTGTGTACGATGTTGTTTATCAGCCCAATCAATTCAGCGTAATGTGGAACAGCAGGATTGACCGTTGTTATGTCATGCCTGAGATTGTTGAGTTGGTAAAGGAAGAACTTTTGGAACGGACAAATTACGATTGTGTGTTCTTCATGGCCGGAGGATACAGCAAGTATGGTGAGCCTTTGTTTCAGGAGTGTTGTCACTACTTTTCGAGTTATGACTGAAAGGAGAACATAAAATGAAAGCTTTGTTTTCGTACATTCTTTCCACTATGGCAGGGCTTTGTCTCGTAGGAGGCATTGCTGTTCTCTCTGGTGGAAAGGAGTAAATGATGGATATTTTGGATGATTTCATCTCAACCGTCGACGCCATGCTGGACAGTCGGCGGAAAAGACACATTACTGGCGGGATTCTCCTGAGTGCAGCATTGCTGTTCGGAGGTCTCGCCATTACTGTTGTTACAATTCAAACTGACGAGGAGGAATACGAAAATGAGTAAAACCGGTTTTGCCATGTTCTTAGCTGGGGCCACAGTAGGCGCCGCAGCGACGTGGCTTTGTCTTAGACGGTATTACGAGCAGATCACGCAGGAAGAGATTGATTCTGTGAAGGCAGCATTTGCCGAAAGAAAGCCCGTAATCGCTAATATTGCCAAGAACGAAAAGAGCAATGAAAAGCAGGAGGAGAATCAGCATAAGGCAGATATTGCCAAGCTGAAACCCGACCTGGTGAACTATGCAGCTAAGCTCCAGGAAGAGGGTTATACCAATTACACGGAGCATAGCAAGAAAAATACTGAAGAAAAAAAGGATGAGCCTATGCCCAATGAACCTTATGTCATCTCTCCGGACGACTACGGTGAGAATGACAATTACACGCAGATCAGTCTGGTCTATTATGCTGGTGACGGAGTCCTTGCCGACGATGAAGATGAAGTCGTCGAGGATATCGAGGACACTGTTGGCGAGGACTTTGCTGAACATTTCGGAGAATATGAGGACGATTCGGTCTTTATTCGTAATGACCGCCTGAGATGTGATTACGAGATTCTCCGAGATAATCGCTCTTTCGCAGATGTTGCCGAAGGCTCCAACTACTAATAGGAGGACCGAATGACTGAAATTGAGCTGAACAATGAATATTTTGAGTGGATGTGTCAGCTCGTATGTAACGAACGATATAGCCGGAGGCTGTCTTATCGGAAGCTTCTCCGTCATCTGCACAATATTGATTTTCAATATATGCTACCGATGGATGGAAATCGAGCAGAAGATGGGATAGACCTCCGGTATCGTTTTGGTTATGAAAAAGAATACGAGGGTCCTATGATTGCCAGTTATCTGGACAACCGCCCTTGCAGTGTATTAGAGATGCTTATTGCCTTAGCGTTTCGTTGTGAAGAACACATTATGACCGACCCGGATATCGGCAATCGTATGGGACAGTGGTTCTGGAACATGATTGTCAGCTTGGGTCTGGGTTCGATGAGCGATTCTCGATTTGATGCGGCGTATACGGACGATGTGATATCTCGATTTATGAACCGCAAATATAAACGAAATGGTGAAGGCGGTTTGTTTACCGTCGAACGCTGCAAGTATGACATGAGAACTGTCGAAATCTGGTGGCAGATGAATTGGTATTTGGACAGCATCCTATAGAGGAGATTTACCATGATTCATACGCAAGTGTACGGGTTTTTCCAGACATGCTTACCCGACCAGGCAAAGGAAGTAAAAGAATACTTTCCGAATGGTAAAAACAGCATTCGAATTCGCAAAACCAACGGACAGGAATTTATATTTTCGTTAAGAGAGCCGAAGGCTTGGAAGTTTGAGACGATCGATCAATTTCTTGCCGACATGAAAGGAGAAAAGAAACATGGATGAAATGATTCGTTATATTTTCGGCAGTCTTCGCTGCTCCGAAACTGCGATGCGAGTGTTTGCCAAAACGCTCAGGAAGCAGAAATCTTTTAACCGCAGCACCGTCGTAGTTGCGACGGTTATGACTATGCATATGCTCATCCAGGACATGGAGATTCGCAGTATGCGTGATGAGATCGGAAACCTTAAAAATGAAATCAAGGAGCTCAAGAAAACGGAAGGAGACTAAAGAACCTCGATGATCGACTTTTTAATGATTTCGACCCGTAGTACGAAGCGTGGTGTAATAGAAATCTATCCGAAGTTTATCATTAAGAAAAGCTCCGATCTGATGATTAGAGGCGGTGACTTCTATGCCATTTGGTTAGAAGATCGAGGTTTATGGTCTACAGATGAGCAGGATGCGCTCCAGCTTATTGACCGGGAACTTGACAAATATGCAGAGGAAAACCGCAAGAACTTTGATTCAAGCATTAAGGTTCTGCACATGTGGGATTCCGAATCCGGGATGATTGATTCGTGGCATAAATACTGTCAGAAGCAAATGAGAGACTCTTTCCACATGCTCGATGAGAAACTTATATTCTCCAATACCCCTACAAACAAAAAAGATTATGCAAGTAAACGGCTGAACTATCCTCTTGAAGAAGGAACCACGGATGCATGGGACAAGCTGATGTCCACGATCTACTCTGAAGAAGAGAGAACGAAGATTGAATGGGCTATTGGCTCCATCGTCTGTGGAGAGTCGAAGAAATTGCAGAAATTTATGGTTTTGTACGGTGCGGCAGGTACGGGTAAGTCTACGGTTCTAAACATCGTTCAGCAGCTCTTTGAAGGATATTACTCCGTCTTCGATGCTAAGGCACTGGGTTCATCCAGTAACTCCTTTGCGCTGGAAGCATTTAAGACAAACCCGCTTGTGGCGATTCAGCATGATGGCGATCTGTCTCGCATTGAGGATAATACCCGGCTGAACAGTTTGGTTTCGCATGAGCTGATGACAGTGAACGAAAAGTTCAAATCGACTTACGCAAACCGCTTCAAGTGCTTCCTGTTCATGGGTACCAATAAACCGGTAAAGATTACGGACGCAAAGTCAGGTCTTATCAGACGATTGATCGATGTGTCTCCTTCCGGAAATAAATTGAGCCCCAAGGAATACAAGGCAGTGACAAAGCAAATCGAATTCGAACTCGGTGCCATTGCTTATCATTGTCAGGAAGTCTATCTGGAGAATCCGGGCAGATACGATGATTATATTCCCGTGACGATGCTCGGTGCATCTAATGATTTCTATAACTTCATTATTGATTCTTACCATGTCTTCAAGAAAGAAGACGGGACAACTCTCAAAGCCTCATGGGAGATGTATAAAACCTATTGTGACGAGGCAAAAGTTACCTTCCCATTCTCTCAGAGGATATTTAAGGAGGAGCTGAAAAACTACTTCCGGGATTACAAGGAGAGGTTCAATCTCGATGATGGAACTCGTGTGCGGAGTTATTACATCGGCTTCCGAACCGAGAAATTTGAAGATAAGACGCTTACTGAACAAGACGAGCATGAGCATAAGCTGATTGAGTTCTTAAAGCAGAAATCGGTTTTTGACCGAGAATGTGCGGATTGTCCTGCTCAGTATGCTTCGGCTAAAGAGACGCCAACTTCCAAGTGGGATGAAGTTTCTACCAAGCTGAGTGACTTGTCTACATCCAGATTGCATTATGTGAAAATCCCGGAAAACCACATTGTTATCGACTTTGATATCCAGGACAAGGATGGTAATAAGTCCTTTGAACTGAATCTCAAAGAAGCGAGTAAATGGCCGCCGACCTATGCTGAACTCAGCAAAAGCGGTCAGGGCATCCACCTTCATTATATTTATGCCGGTGATGTCAGCAAGCTAAGCCGAGTGTATGACGATCACATTGAAGTGAAAGTCTTCACTGGAAAAAGCTCGCTGCGCAGGAAACTGACAAAGTGTAATGATTTGCCTATCGCAACGATCAACTCTGGTTTACCACTGAAAGGAGAAAAGCAAGTGATAAATTTTGAAGGGGTGAAGAGCGAGAAAGGGCTTAGAACGCAAATCAAGCGAAATCTGAATAAGGAATACCATCCGGCAACAAAGCCCAGTATCGACTTCATTTACAAAATTCTTGAGGATGCTTATGCAAGCGGACTCAATTATGATGTGACAGATATGCGCAATGCTGTTTTGGCATTTGCAGCAAGCAGTACGCATCAGGCAGATTACTGCATCAAGCTTGTCAACAAGATGCAGTTCAAATCCGCAGACCAGTCAGCGGGAGCAAAAAATGATGATGCCAAACTCGTGTTTTACGATGTTGAGGTGTTTCCGAACCTGTTCCTGGTAAACTGGAAAATCGAGGGTGAAGGTAAGCCGGTAGTTCGTATGATTAACCCTACTCCGACTGAGATCGAGGAGCTGATGCGATTCCGTCTGGTTGGCTTCAACTGCCGTCGGTACGATAATCATATTCTCTATGCCCGGTTGATGGGGTATACGAACGAACAGCTCTATAATCTCTCGACTAAGATCATCAACGGCAGTGCAAATTGCTTCTTTGGCGAAGCCTATAATGTGTCGTATACGGATGTGTATGACTTTTCCAGTAAGAAGCAGTCCCTAAAAAAGTTCGAGATTGAACTGGGTATTCACCATCAGGAACTTGGTCTTCCCTGGGACAAGCCTGTACCGGAGGAGCTTTGGACAAAGGTTGCCGAGTATTGTGACAACGATGTTATTGCAACAGAAGCAACCTTTAATGCTCGTAAGGCTGACTTCACAGCTCGCCAGATTCTGGCGGATGTGGCGGGGATGTCGGTCAATGATACGACAAACTCTCTGACTACCAGGATTATATTCGGCAACAACCGCAAGCCTCAGGATCAGTTCAACTATCGTTTTATGGGCGATGAGAGTCAGATCTTCGACGCTAATGCAGATCTCCCTTTCACGATGGGGCTTGAAGATTATGACGAGTTCACCCAGTTCGATAAAAACCATCGTCCTATTTTCCCGGGTTACACATTCGAGGGCGGCAAGTCTGTCTATAGAGGCGAAGAAGTTGGCGAGGGCGGCTATGTGTATTCTGAACCCGGCATGTACAGTAATATTGCCCTGCTGGATATTGCCTCGATGCATCCGAGCAGTATTGTAGCGGAAGAGCTATTCGGACCGGAGTACACAAAGCGGTTCAATGAAATCCTTCAGGCTCGTATTGCTATCAAGCATAAAGATTTTGATAAAGCAAAGAAAATGCTGGGCGGTGCATTGGCTAAATACCTGACAGATGAAAACGCTGCGGCTGATTTGGCACAGGCTCTGAAGATTGCAATCAACTCCGTGTACGGTCTAACCTCAGCCGGATTTGAAAATCCGTTCCGAGATAATCGCAACAAGGACAATATCGTTGCGAAGCGTGGAGCTTTGTTCATGGTCAATCTCAAGCACGCTGTTCAGAGTCAGGGCTTTACTGTAGCACACATCAAAACCGACTCCATCAAGATTCCGGATGCAACGCCTGAAATCATCAAGTTCGTGACTGAATACGGCAAACTGTATGGGTATAACTTCGAACACGAAGCAACCTATGACCGTATGTGTCTGGTGAACGATGCAGTTTATATTGCTCGATATGCTACCGTTGAAAAATGCTGCGACCTGTATGGGAAAAAGTACATCGATTCTGCAAAGGATATTTGCAAAGAGAACAAGAAGCATCCGTATGCATGGACGGCAACCGGTACCCAGTTCCAGATTCCTTATGTGTTTAAGACGCTGTTCAGCAAGGAGAATATCGAGTTCGAGGATATGTGCGAAACGAAGTCTGTAACTTCTTCGCTCTATCTCGACATGAATGAGGTTCTTCCGGATGTCTCTAAACTGGAGGACGAGGTCGCTGCGCTGAAGAAAAAGTATGCTGATGCTAATGGTGACTATCCTTTTGATGTCGATGAGGAAATCCAGACTAAAACATCCGAAATCGCTAAGGGGCACGACTACCACTTCATCGGAAAGGTCGGTCAGTTCTGCCCGATTAAGCCAGGCTGCGGAGGCGGCATCCTGCTTCGTGAAACAGAAAACAAGAAGACTGGTGAAAAGGGTTACGCTGCTGCTACGGGTTCTAAGGGCTTCCGCTGGCTTGAGTCCGAGATGGTCAAGCAGCTGGACAAACAGGGTGACATTGACCGTGGTTATTACAACAACATGGTAGACGAAGCAGTCAAGTCTCTGTCTGTTTATGGTGACTTCGAACGCTTTGCGGCGGACGAACCGTATGTTTCGGATAACACACCACCGTGGTTCGGAGCTGGCGAGCCTCATGAGGACGATACTACGCCGTTTGATGTGAGGTAATGCTTATGATTTTAATTCTGTTAATTGCTGTGTTCATTTATATTTTGTGCACGGCTGATTCTACCGAGTCCTGTATTCCCAATGAGGAGTGCAGGACTTGCCCATTTCCATGCGACAAACGCAAAAATTGAAAGGAGAAACTAATTATGGCTTATAAAGCAGTAGACAACATCATCATCGAGAATGCTCGAATTATCTTCCGCAACTTTAAGGGTGAGGAGTCCAAGTACAATCGTGCTGGCTCCCGCAATTTCTGCGTGGTCATTGAAGATCCCGATATGGCGCAGAAGCTTATTGAGGATGGCTGGAATGTTCGTGTTTTGGCTCCTCGTGATGAGGACGAGGCTCCTCGCCATTATATTCAGGTGGCGGTCAGCTTCGACAACATCCCCCCGAAGGTTATCATGATTACTCGTCGAGCTAAGACTCAGCTGGATGAGGAGTCTATCGGAACTCTGGACTTCGCTGAGATTCGCAATGTCGACCTGACGATCCGTCCCTACAACTGGGAGGTCAATGGTAAGACTGGCGTCAAGGCATACCTTAAGACGATGTATGTCACCATTGAAGAAGACGAATTCGCTGAAAAGTATGCCGAAACGGAGGGTCCTGAGGAGATGCCCTTCTAAAGGTGAATAGGTGCCAGCTTAGTACATGTCTGGTTAAATGTCCAGTAAGGTCTCGATTAGGTGTGCACGCCTATGACGGTAAGAGGAAACAGCCTTATTCCCTTTAATAACCGAAAGGAGGTAAAGCCATGTTGTGGCAGAAAAAGAAGAAACGCAAAAAGGCTACTAAATCTAAAGCAGTTACTCAGACTGCTCCTCATCAGCCGGCGGAAGAGCTTCCGCAAACGACTGAGCCTGAGGAAAAAGAAGAAACGCCAAAGCAAAAAAAGCCCGCTGGGAAAAAATGCAAAAAGGTTTTGTCTCCGGAAAAAGCTTTCTTAGATGCATTCGGACGGTTGACTAACCGGTATCGGGCTTGGGATGTTTGGCGTGACTTCATTACTATGTTCGCTTGTTCACTATCTAATCCTCTTGATAAGGAGCACCGGGATAAGCGAGAAGCGTTATATTTGGAAGTCATCAAAAAGTACAATAAGCAGGATCAAGAGTTGTTTCCTGAACTGGCTGCTCAGACGGTCTTGACTTTGGAGGAAAATCCGGAGCAAGATTTTCTGGGCAGCATTTTTATGTCTCTCAATCTCGGCAACGAGCATAATGGACAGATCTTTACGCCGTATCATGTCTGTGAGCTAATGGCTGAAATGACGATGGACGACACGGTAAAAAAGGTAGAACAGGACGGTTATATTTCAATTAACGATCCGTGCTGCGAAGCTGGGGCCACATTGATTGCCGGAATCCACACTGCAAGGAAGCAGTTGGAAAAAGTAAACCTGAACTACCAAAATCATCTTCTCGTTGTTGCACAGGATATCGATGAAACGGTGGCACTTATGTGTTATATTCAGCTTTCACTTTTGGGGGTAGCAGGATATGTAAAGGTCGGAAACTCTCTGACAGAACCGATGACAGACAACGACAATAAAGAGAACTACTGGTTCACGCCAATGTATTATTCTAATGTCTGGGTGCTGCGTCGGATCTTCGGAGGGCGCTGATGGCAGGCATATCACTTCGAGATTATCAAACAGATGCTGTTGAGAGAATGAAAAACGGCTGCATTCTCTGTGGCGGTGTCGGTAGTGGCAAATCCAGAACAGCTTTAGCCTATTATTACAAACAGAATGGCGGTAAGCTCGGCACAAAGAATTATATTCGGATGCCGGGTACGCCAAAAGACCTGTACATCATCACCACGGCGAGAAAGAGAGATACTTTAGAATGGGAGGGTGAGCTTTCGCCCTTCCTTCTCTCTGTTCACGCGGAAGTCAATACCTATAAAAATAAGGTCGTCGTTGATTCCTGGAACAATATCGGGAAGTATGCAACGGTTACGGACGCATTCTTTATATTTGACGAGCAGCGCGTTGTCGGTTCGGGTGCATGGGTAAAAGCATTTCTGAAAATCGCCAAGTTTAATGAATGGATTCTACTATCCGCGACCCCAGGAGACACATGGGAGGATTATATTCCTGTCTTCGTAGCAAACGGCTTTTACAAAAACCGTACAGCTTTCAAAGAAGAGCACATGGTCATGACCTGGGTGAATGGAAAGTATCCGAAAGTAGACAGATATTTGGGAGTGGGACGACTCATCCGGCTTCGTAATCGCATTCTTGTGGATATGGATTTTAAGCGGGAAACCTGTTCGCACCATGAGGATGTCTATGTCAGTTATGATGTTGCAAAGTATAAAGAGACAAGCCGTCTTCGCTGGAATCCATATAAAAACGAGCCAATTGTCAATGCTGGGGAGCTCTGCTATGTATGGCGACGCATCGTAAACGAGGATGAGTCCAGACAAATCGCTCTAATGGAACTGTTTGAGAAGCATCCTAAAATGATTGTCTTCTACAATTTTGACTATGAACTTGATATTCTGAAAAATCTCTACTATGGAGAAAATGTTGAGATTGCAGAATGGAACGGTCACAAGCATCAACCGATTCCAACTTGTGACAGTTGGGTGTATCTGGTTCAGTATACTGCCGGAGCCGAAGGATGGAACTGCATTAGTACGGATACCATTGTGTTTTACTCGCAGAACTACTCCTACAAAATTATGAAGCAATCAGCAGGACGAACTGACCGCTTAAATACACCGTTCAAAGATTTGTATTACTACCATCTGAAGTCCCGTTCCGGCATTGATTTGGCTATCAGTAGAGCATTGAGCGAGAAACGGAATTTCAACGAAACCAAGTATGTCGGCAGCTATAAACCCAAAGCTGCCTGAGAAAGGAAAAAAGATGATAACAATTGATGTCGCGGAGTATTGCTCTGCTTGCATGGACTTCGATCCAGATGTTCAACGACCGCAAAAAGCATACGGAATGAGTGAAGAGATCGTCATATCCGACACGGTCATTCGATGCTCAAATCGAAATCGGTGCAAAAACATTGAGCGATACCTGAGAAAGAAGGTGACGAACGATGGCGTTGGCAAGACTGACGAAGCAATGCCATGAATGTCCTTTTGTCGAGACCTGTGAGCACAAGGAAATGGAAGCATTGGGATATTTACCAGAACCGATTATGGCAGATGTCAAAGTCCCGGTTACTGCTGATATAGCAGCTCCCATTTTGAGAGAAACTGTAAGCCGTGTAGTAGACGGCAAAGTTGTAACAATGTATAAGGACGAGTTGGAGAAGATCCTTTATAAGGATTTATATTCTCATCTCGGACTTCTGTTTGGAGGATAATATATGCCTGAATACGAAAAAGATACATTATATCGTCCAGAAACGAAGAAGAGTGGCAGCCTTGCTTATAAAATCGGGCAAGCTATCGCTATTCTGATGTCTTTGTGTGCCAGTGCGATTATCGTAGCTGCGACGATCAAGCTTATTATGTGGATTTTGTAAGGAGTTTTTGCAGATGAATGAAGAAAAGGAAGTCTATTTTGACCAGTATTGCAAATCGTGCAAGCACCACGGTCTTGAAGAGTCCAAAGACCCGTGCAATGACTGTCTCGCAGAACCCGGCAATACAAATTCCCACAAACCAATGAACTATGAAAGCAAAAACAATTCTTGATACCGAGAAAAAGGATGCGATTGATATTGCAACGGAACTTTGCTATAGCGAAGAAGTTAAGAGAAAAATTGCACAGGCAAAATCTGTTTATGAAATTGGTCGCATCCTTAAACAGGCACGGCTCGATCAAGAGTAATATTTCTGAAAGGAGAAAAGAAACATGAATCTTGAGGAGTTCAGAAAGGCACTTTCGTCAGATGCTACTGAAGAGAATACACAACTGAAAAGACAGTTGTCAGACCTTCAGACTGAATACCATGAAAAGTTTTCAAAACTCGAAAATGAAAACGATTCACTTAAAGAAAGTTGTCGGGTTTTATGCAATCGATGCTTTACTCTTACGAGAGGTGTTACTTGTCTATTTTGTGGTCTCGATTACCCCTGCCCTCATATGCCGGGGCTTGAGGAACAGGTGGCTATGGCTCATAAATTGAGAAAGGAGATCGAAAAAAATGGCTAATGGGTATCGTAATGCTCTTGTTCAGCAAATAAAAGACGCAGGTCAAGAACTTATCAACCGAGCTGAATCGATGGTGCATCCCGAAAATGATTTAATCACTGATTTTTCCATAGTAATCCATTTCGAGCAGCATGAGGTACCTACAATCGACTACACAACCAGCGTGGTAAACAAAGTTGCTTGCGATCGGGTTATCTATCAGAAAGGAGAATCCAATGTCTCAAAAATATGATGAATATCTGGAAAAACACAGGCAAGCTGTAAAAAAGGCTTATCAGTGGATTGCTGCTTATATTCCAGAACTGACAGATGTGGAGGCGACTCGAAATATTGAGTTCCATGATATGTCGAAGAATACGCCAGATGAGTACACGCCTTATGACAACTATTTCTATGGTGAGCAAACCCCAGCAATCATCGAGGCGTTTAACCGGGCATGGCTTATGCATATCCACCGAAACCCCCATCATTGGCAGTATTGGGTCTTAATCAACGACGAACCTAAAGAAGGAACTATCCTTATCGAAATGCCGTATCCATACATTATTGAGATGATCTGTGACTGGTGGGCATTCAGCTGGATTAAAGGTGACCTTTCCGAAATGTTTGCCTGGTATAAAGACCATGCCGATTATATTAAGTTACACAATAACACTCGTTCGATTGTAGAAGAAATTCTGGAAATGATTCGGACGAAGCTTGCGGAGGTAGAAAATGCTGAAAACTGAAAACGCCGAGGTTATAGGCTGGGAGCACGCCATTCGTGGTATGCGAAACCCTAAGAACTCTTGGGAGAAGAGTGATTCTAATTGGAGATATGTCGCTCCAGCTCAGAGGGAGAATCATATTTTGGCTTCTTACTCTGATGATAGTGAATTTTGGATTGGTCCGAATGATGCAGATTTGATGAACCGACTGAGAAATGCCGGTACCGATCATCGTAAGTTCATGCGGATGATTACCGTCTATCTCGACATCACTGCTCCGCTGTACTGGTGGAAGGAGTTTGATACTTATAAGGTTGGTACGGTTGCGAACTCGTGCTCGACGATGCATAAGATTGCGGACAAGGAGTTTACGCTGGAGGATTTCAGTCATGAACATTTACTGAGTATGGCTAATAATGATGCAGGCGACGCTCTTTTTCTCAATGATGCGAATAACATCCGGGTAGATGGCGATGACCTTCTGGGGTTAATAATCAATGTCCTTAACTACTACCGAGGAAGATATATTAAAACAAAGGACAAATGGTACTGGTGGCAGCTGATCCAACTTCTGCCAAGCTCTTATAACCAGCGCCGGACAGTCATGCTGAACTACGAGGTTCTGGCAAACATCTACAAGTCCCGCCGGAATCACAAACTCGACGAATGGCATACGTTCTGTGATTGGATTGAAAGTCTGCCATATTCTAAGCTTATTACTGGCGAAAAGAAAGGATGAAAGATGATGAAATTCGTAGTCAATCAGCTTCCTTATTACGGAGAGCTGTGCCCACTATGGACGATGTGCAGTAAAAACGCAAAGGAACATGAATGCCCAAGATACTGGGATAAATATAAAGTCTGCTCGGATGAAAACCCACATGAATGTGAGCACCTTATCGAGACGGAGAAACTCTAACAAACGGTTTCCTGCACGAAAAATACACCCCCTATTATGAAAGGAGGTAACGCACAATGAATTATTTTCTGGCAGTTAATGATCGGCAACTCGGCACTTGTTTGAGAATGCTGTTTGCTGAGAAACTTCAACCTGCTGTCCAAACCGTGTTGAACGAAAAGGGCAAGATTGAGTTTCACATCAGCATTGCAGCAGATCAGGAAGTGTTTGAAGAGCTGAACGAACGCTACAAGATCATGATTTCGTAAGTTACTCGATTTCAAAGGTAAAGGGGCCGTAACAAGCCCTTTTACTTTTGTTATATTTGTGGTAAAATACTACGAGGAGGCGATGTCAATGAAAGTCAAATCCAGAATGTCCTGTCCGGTTCGAAGAAAAGACGGCACATGGACAACTGTTATCAGAGAATTTGAGGAAGATATTCCGGATCTCGGACGGAAAGAGCTTATCTGCAACAAATGCGGACGCCCCGATTATCCGAAATGCAAGGAAACGGTTTGTGAAGCCTGGAAATACCACAAATCTAAAAATTAACAAGTCATGTAAGAGCTGAGGTTAAACCTTGGCTCTTATTTTTTGTGTAAAGGAGAAAAAACATGCTTGCCAGAGAAGCGACAAAAGCGGATATTCAGGCTGTTCGTGACCGTCTGCGGGAAGCAAAGGAACAGCGGCAGCTTGATATTCAAATAAACCAGGCTATTGCACTGGTAAATCGTAATCACAGGAGGAAAAAATATGACGCCGAACGACTATCAGCAGGCAGCTCTTCGCACAGCCCCAGGAGATTTACCGCCTGAGAGACTTCTGCTCAATGGCTTAATGGGTCTGAACGGAGAAGCCGGCGAAGCAATTGATATTTTGAAAAAGCATCTGTTTCAGGGGCACGAACTGGACACTGAACATATGGCTAAAGAGCTTGGAGATGTGGCTTGGTATCTCGCTGTAAGCGCAAATGCCATTGGATATGACCTTGAAACCATCATGCAGATGAATGTGGACAAACTGAAAGCCAGGTATCCGGATGGTTTCGACGCTGAACACAGTTTGCATCGCAATCAGGATGATATTTAAGGAGGGTTTTCTATGAATGAACAATTCGGAGAAAAGGTAAAAACTATTTTTGATAGTATTACCGTTCTTCAGGCAAAAGATAGCGACTTGAAACGAGATAACGCCAACATCAACGGTGACTCCCCTATGGGGGCTATGCTGCAATATGGTGCCAATACCGCTAAGGAGTACAATCTGGAGTATTTGATTAAACCTGCAATTGCAGAACTTCACCGCGATGGTTGGATTCACATACATGACCTTGACTTCTATGCATGGACGACGACCTGCACGCAGATTGAGCTTCGCAAGCTCTTCAAGAATGGATTCAATACCGGACACGGTCATCTGAGGGCGCCAAAAAGCATCGGCTCGTATGCTGCTCTGGCGGCTATTGCTATCCAGTCGAATCAAAATGACCAGCATGGCGGACAGAGTGTCGTGGACTTCGATTATGCTATGGCTGAAGGTGTCCGTTATACCTATCAGAAATACCTGAAAGAGGGCTATGAGATTTGCGAACGTCTCAACGATCTGAAAGATAAAGCATGGATTCTCGACTATGCTATGGAAAAGACTACTCGCGATACTTATCAGGCTATGGAGGGGTTCATTCATAATCTGAACACCATGCATTCCCGTGCCGGCGCTCAGGTTCCGTTCAGCTCTATCAACTATGGCACAGATACATCTTGGGAAGGGCGACTCGCTATTGAACAGCTTCTTCTGGCTACAGAAGCAGGACTCGGTCATGGCGAAACGCCTATCTTCCCGATTCAGATTTTCCGTGTCAAGGAGGGAGTCAACTATAATCCCGATGACCCGAATTATGACCTGTTCAAACTGGCGATGAAGGTCAGTGCCAAGCGTCTGTTTCCTAACTTCGCTTTTATTGACGCACCTTTCAATCTCCAATATTACAAGCCCGGTCATCCTGAAACGGAGGTTGCCTACATGGGTTGCCGTACTCGTGTAATGGGTAATGTTTATGACCCGTCTCGTGAGATCGCTCCCGGAAGAGGTAATCTGAGTTTCACTTCTATCAATCTCCCAAGGCTTGCTATTGTGGTTGGCGGTGATATTCCTCAGTTTTTCAAACTGCTTGACGGAATGCTCGACAAAACCATGCAGCAGCTTCTCGATCGATATGAGATTCAAGCGTCAAGAGTAGTTAGAAACTTTCCGTTCCTCATGGGAGAAGGCGTATGGATGGACTCTGACAAACTTGGACCGGATGACGAGGTTGGAGAGGTGCTGAAACACGGAACACTCTCTATCGGTTTCTGTGGGCTTGCAGAGTGTCTTGTAGCATTGACTGGGCATCATCATGGTGAAAATGAAGCATCTCAGGAGCTTGGTCTGCGAATTGTAGGTTATATTCGGAACTACTGTGACGAGAAAAGCAAGCAGTTTGGCATGAATGTAACCTGTCTTGCTACTCCTGCTGAAAGCTTAGCCGGACGCTTGCTTAGAGCTGACCGAAAAGAATTTGGTATTATTAAGGGAGTTACCGATCGTGACTACTACACTAACAGTTTTCATGTTCCGGTCTATTATCATCTCCCGGCTCTTAAAAAGATCGACATTGAAGCTCCGTACCATGCTCTTACCAATGCCGGTCATATCTCTTATGTGGAACTGGACGGAGACCCAACTAAGAACCTTGCTGCTTTTGAGCGAGTTGTAAGGCACATGAAAGAAGCTGGCATCGGCTATGGCAGCATCAACCATCCTGTAGATCGAGATCCGGTCTGCGGTTATAACGGAATTATCAACGATGTTTGCCCCTGCTGCGGACGAAGCGAGGCTGATGGAGTTCCGTTCGAACGAATCCGTCGCATCACTGGATATTTGGTTGGAACTCTCGACAAGTGGAATAATGCCAAGCGTGCGGAGGAGCGGGATCGTGTCAAACATGAAGTTGATTCGAATTTCGGGGATTGAGCCAGAGTCCATTGTTGATGGAGAAGGAATCCGATATGTGATATTTACACAAGGCTGTCCCCATCACTGCCCTGGTTGTCACAATCCTCAAACTCACCCTTTTGGTGGTGGAAAACTCGTGTTGATGGAAGACATACTCGATGATATTTCAAAAAGAAAAGATTGGATAGATGGTATCACTCTTTCCGGAGGCGAGCCGTTCTGTCAGATTTACCAGTGTACTCTGATTGCTGAGAAAGCTCATGAAATGGGGCTTAGCGTTTGGTGCTACACTGGTTATCTTTTTGAAGACTTGTACAGACAAGGCATCGAGCTTCTAAAGTATATTGATGTGCTCGTTGACGGTCCGTTCGTACAGGCTGAAAAATCGTTAGAGCTTGACTTTAGAGGAAGCCGCAATCAGCGAGTAATTGATATTCCGGAAAGCTTGAAAGAAGGCGTAGCAATCTTGAAACAAACTTAGAAGAAAGGAGTACCTGCATCATGGCGAATACTACTAACCCTCGACGAAATGCCGAAGGATATTCCGACCCGACTGCTTATGAAGCTCTCAAGAATATTGAGCGTGAAGAAGACGAAAGATTTCATAGGCTGCTGCATACATTGTTTTACTTGTGTGAGTTGGCTGGCTTTGAGATTGAAGGACGGATTATTCTGGTTGATAAACGGAATGGACGGGTTTGGAGATGAGAGAAATGAGTCCGTACATACTTGAAAATTGGGTAAACTTTAGCCCACTTTTGTTTGGTGAATTTGGGCAAAAGCCCACTTTTGAAAAAATTTTTGAGCGTGTACGGACAATTTTCTTGAAAAAAGCCCAGAAAAAGTGGGCAAAAGCCCGGTTTTGAAAACCAAAAGTGGGCAGAAAAATTCGGAGGCATTTTCTGAAAATGGCACTTTTTAGGCGTTTTTTGCCCCAAAATGGCCGATTTGCGCCGATTTGAAATTTTTCTTGTGAAAAAAGCCCACTTTCCCACTTTTATTTCTTATTTAATTGCGATAAAAAGTTTTAATAAATATATAAATAGGGCGAGAAAAGTGGGCATTTGGCCAGAGGTATGAACACATAGCACAAGTCGATGAAAATGTCAAGACTTTTTACCGAAAGTTATTTCTTTTTCTTTCAGACTGTGCTATACTATATGAGCCACATAATCTAATATATTCAAGCCGTTTAGGAAAAATTGCTTTGGCAAAAAGTGTTTTCTCTCTTTACTCATTTCATTTGTCCTTTTACGGTTTGATTGAGATTGTGTGGCATAATGAGGGTTGACACTTTTTCAGTGCGTCTCTCGTTGTGGGGGCACATTTTTTTAATGCCCTCGGAAAGGATGGGATAATGAGATGAGTGAGAAGAAATCGACAAAAAGCACAAGCGGTAATATTGCTGCGGGAGTAGCCATGGCTGCGTCAATAGTGCCATTGGTAAAGCCGGCGATTGATGCTGTTCGTGATTATGCAGATAAAACTATAGAAGAACGAAAAAAGCTTGTTGCCGTACCTGTGTTGCATTCAAAAGAATATCCGTTATCTGTTGAACAAGCAGCCGAAATATTGGAAAGTTGCGGTCTAAAAGCGACTCTGGTGAAGATGTCAATAGTCGATGCAAATATTCAGTATCGTCAGTGCTTCGATTCTCAAGTCATCAAAACTCATCCAAAGAGCAAAACCAAAGTTGAACGAGGAACAGCTGTTCTGGTTAAATATATACCTCAAGAGGTGATTGATGAAAGTCAAAGAATGTTTGATATTTCTGAGAAGCATAAAGAAGAACAACATCTTGAGAAAAGTATAAAGCGAACAGAACGGAAAGAGAACACAAAACGAGTGGTGAATGAAATAATCAGCACAGTGCAAGAGAGTGCCAAAAAGATTTCTTCCGCTTTTCACAAATCCACTGAAAAGAAGGATCACAATGAGCAAGAGCAATAGGAGCACAACAAAGAAGCGTGGCTTCGGCGGTTTGCTATTGGACTTTATTTTGGTGTTATGCACCGGTGGTTTATGGCTTATTTGGATTTTAATCCGATATCTCAGAAACAATAGCTGAGCTATTACAAAATATTTGACCGAGATACTTAAACGGTGTCTCGGTCTTTTTTATTATGAAAGGAAAAAGTCATGAAACATTCTAAGAAAATCGGCACCAAGGAACATTACCTTCAGGTGAACAATCACATGGGCAAAATAATGGACAAGCTTCTGGAGAAGCATCCAGACTCTGAGCAAGAATTGAAGGAACTTTTTCTTGGAGTGCAGATACTCAATAACGAGTACATCCTGAAAAACCATCCTGAGTTCTTATCTGATTGAGCCGCTAATAGCGGTTCTTTTTTTTTATGCTTTTCCGCCGCGCGAAAAATACATCCCCTTTTATGAAGAGAGGAGTAAAAAAGCTATTTTTAAGAATAGACATTCCCTCTTCAGTTTTGAAAAATCATATGAAAGGAGGCTCATTTGCCAATGCTCGAAAGTGACTTTCAAGCGAAGCTCGTCAAGGAGCTCAAAAAACTTTTTCCGGGTTGCATCGTGGTGAAAAGTGACTCTGGATATTTACAGGGTATTCCTGATCTGCTTATTCTGTTTAATGACAAATGGGCTGCTCTGGAATGTAAACGACACGCTGGCGCAAAAAAGCAACCAAACCAAGAATATTATGTGGGCAAGATGGACGAGATGTCTTTTTCCAGATTTATTTGCCCCGAGAACAAGGAGGAAGTGCTGCATGATCTTCAACAATCATTCCAATCTTGAAGGGCAACACGCTTTTCTTGGTGCCAGCAAGTATCATTGGATTAACTATGATGAAACAAAAGTAGCCGATGCTTATTCAAAGTTTTTGGCCACACAGCGAGGAACCGTTCTACATGATTTTGCATGTCAATGTATCACTTTGGGGCAAAAACTCCCCAAGTCACAGAAAACATTGAACATGTATGTCAATGACGCAATTAGTTTTCGTATGGTGCCTGAACAGATTCTGTTTTATTCAGAAAATTGCTTTGGCACCGCCGATACGATTGTGTTTCGGAATGGTACGCTTCGTATTCACGATTTGAAGACCGGTGTCGTGCCGGCGCACATGGAGCAGCTTGAAATATACGCTGCTCTTTTTTGTTTGGAATACAAGGTGAAACCATCGGAAATCGAGATGGAACTTCGTCTGTATCAGAACAATGAAATTCTATATCACACGCCTACTGCCGAAGATATTGTTCCAATCATGGACAAGATTATTACTTTCGACAAGGTTATTAGAAAAATCAAAGAACAGGAGGGTTAAACCATGAGTCTCACGGATGATATTTTAATGCATTACGGTATGCCCAGAAGGTCTGGTCGTTATCCTTGGGGTTCGGGTGATAACCCTTATCAACACAGCGGCGATTTTCTCTCTCGTGTAGAAGAACTGAAAAAGTCTAATTTCACCTTTACCGATAAAGATGGAAAAACCTACACAGGAGAAGTAGCCATTGCAAAATCTATGGGTCTGAGCACAACCCAATTTCGTACCCAGATGAGCCTTGCAAAGGATGAACGCCGTTCTGCTGATGTCGCTACGGCTAAGGCTCTTCGTGCTAAGGGCTACAGTCTGAATGAGATTGCTGACAAGATGGGTTTTGCCAATGATTCTTCGGTTCGCTCGCTTTTGAATGAGAGTTCCGAAGCTCGTATGAATCAGGCAAAGCAGACCGCTGAATTTCTGAAAAAACAGATTTCGGAAAAAGGCATGATCGATGTCGGAACCGGAGTCGAAAAAGAGCTTGGTATTTCGAAAGAGAAAATGAAACAGGCTCTTTATATTTTGGAAATGGAAGGCTATCACATCTATGGCGGCGGTGTCCCTCAGGTAACAAACCCGGGTAAGCAAACAAACATCAAGGTTCTCTGCCCTCCAGGAACAGAGCATAAAGAGATTTATAATTTTGAGAATGTTCATTCTGTCAGAGACTATGTGTCTCATGATGACGGCGAGACTTTCGATAAGTTCGTCTATCCCAAAAGCATGGATTCAAGTCGATTGAAAATCCGTTATGCAGAAGACGGCGGAATTCAGAAAGATGGTGTCATTGAAATTCGTCGCGGTGTAGATGACTTGTCTCTTGGTGATTCCCATTATGCTCAGGTTCGCATTCTGGTGGATGGTAATAGATATTTGAAAGGAATGGCTGTCTATTCTGATGATCTTCCTGATGGTGTGGATGTAATGTTCAATACCAATAAGAAAAAAGGCACCCCGACATCGGATGTTCTGAAGAAGGTCAAGGATGACCCTGACAATCCGTTTGGTTCACTTATCAAAGCCGGTGGGCAGAGCTATTACATCGATGCTGATGGCAAACGACAGCTTTCTCTTATCAATAAGCGTGCCGAAGAGGGCGACTGGGGTGAATGGGCGGATAAACTCCCATCCCAGTTTCTTTCTAAGCAGAGTTTGAGTCTGGTCAATAAACAGCTGAACTTGGCGGCATCAGATAAGATGGCTGAATTTGATGAAATCTGCTCACTGACAAATCCGACGGTCAAAAAATCATTACTGAAATCCTTTGCAGATGATTGTGACTCTGCTGCTGTGCACCTTCAGGCAGCTGCTCTTCCTCGTCAGAAATATCAGGTGATCCTACCTATCACTTCGATGAAAGACAATGAAGTGTATGCCCCGAATTACAAGAATGGTGAAACAGTAGCTCTGGTTCGTTACCCACATGGCGGAACTTTTGAGATTCCTATCCTTACAGTGAATAACAAGCAGGCAGAGGCTCGTCGAATCCTTGGCAACACACCTAAAGATGCAATCGGTATTAACAGTAAGGTTGCGGAACGGCTTTCAGGTGCTGACTTTGATGGTGATACTGTCATGGTCATCCCCTGTAACTCTGGTAAAAGCAAGGTCAAGATTACTTCCACTCCTCCTCTGAAGGGACTTGAAGGATTTGACCCAAAATTGGAGTATGGTGGAAAACCGGCTGGCACTTTCAAGCCTATGAAGAACACACAGAAAGAGATGGGTGTCATTTCTAATCTGATTACCGATATGACTTTGAAGGGTGCCACGCAGGATGAGCTTGCAAGAGCCGTTCGCCATAGCATGGTAGTTATCGATGCCGAAAAACACAAGCTGGACTATAAGCAAAGTGAGATCGACAATGGCATCAGCTCTTTGAAAAAGAAGTATCAGGGCACGGTTGATGAAGACGGAAGATACCACGAGGGTGCTTCGACTCTGATTTCCCGTGCTAAATCGGAGACTTCTGTCACTAAGAGGCAAGGTAGTCCGAAAATCGATGAAAAGACAGGCGAATACATATGGAAAGATGTGGACGATCCTGTTTATGTCGATAAGCGAACTGGCAAGGTCAAAGAGCGTACTCAGCCCAGCACTAAGATGGCTGAGGCAAAGGATGCCTATACCCTGGTGTCCGAAGCTGATACCCCCGTGGAGCGTGCTTATGCTAACTATGCCAACAAAATGAAAGCCCTGGGCAACCAGGCTCGTCTTGAGATCCTCTCCACTGGGAAAGTACCCTACTCCGCCATTGCAAAAGAGGCCTATCAAGCTGAGGTCGATTCTCTGAATGCTAAGCTTAATGTAGCTCTGAAGAATGCACCCAGAGAAAGGCAGGCTCAGACTATGGCTAATGCGGTAGTGGCTGCAAAAAAGCAGGACAATCCGGATATGACAAAGGGCGAGCTCAAGAAAGCAAGCCAGCAGGCGCTTACTCAGGCTCGTGCCTCTGTTGGTGCAAAGCGAGAGACCATCAAGATTACAGACCGTGAATGGGAAGCAATTCAAGCTGGAGCTATTAGCGAGAATAAGCTTACCCAAATCATCGACAATGTGGACATTGACAGTCTTAGACAGCGTGCAACACCGAGAGCGACAACAACTCTCAGCACTGCAAAGCAGAATAAGATCGCTTCAATGAATGCTTCTGGCTACAGCACATCGGAAATTGCTGAAGCTCTTGGTATTTCAACAAGCACAGTGTCTAATTACTTGAATTGAAAGGAGTGACTGGTATGAATGGTTTTTGTGCCCTTACCACATTTGACAACCCTTACGATCCATTTGAACAGTTCTCCGATTGGTTCCTGTTTGATGTAGAAAAGGGTTACAACACTTGCGCTTATCTCGACAGAATTGCTCACACTTCTGACCAATTCTCTGAAGAAGAAAACAATCAAGAGATTGAAAGAGCAATTGACGAGATCATTCGTTATGACTTCATGAACATTTACAAGAAAGTGAAGAGAACAAAGACAACGAAATCAGATAAGGCTTGAACTATAGGTTGAGGTCTAACACTCTTTGAATAAAATTTTTGTTTTCTTTTCTGAAAATATTTGAACTTGAAGTCAGCATAAACAAATTATCACTTGATCTGCACTACTGCCGCTGGGCTTAAAGGCATGGGGAGGGGGTCTCCAAAATCGCACCCCCTACCTCATCGCGGCGGTCTTAAAAAAATCTCCGGAGGGATATTTTGGGAATGGGGTTTACCCCACGGGTGCAGTATTTGAACGAGCTTACAGGGTTGAGACATTTTCCATAAAGTGTGAACATCTCCTTTCATGTTTCTTTTCTCCTTTCGGTGATTGGTGGAAATTCAGCTCTGTAAGTTCTTTCAAATACTGCACCTATTCTCACCTAAAAGAGCATCGGTTCAGATAAAAAGTGCAGTACAAGTATGCGGATATGGCGGAACTGGCAGACGCAATAGACTCAGAATTGATTGGAGGTTATCTCCGTGCAGGTTCAACTCCTGTTATCCGCACCAAATTTTTTAAGAGAGGAGGCAGTGCCAATGCCAAAAGGTAAAGCTGCAAGCTCTTCCGACTCAAACAGCCCATTGAGACCACCGACATCTCTCGAAGCGCAAGAGAACTTAATGATTTCTTTGGCGGTTCAATGTGCTGAAAAGCAGCTCAGAGACGGAACTGCTTCTTCTCAGGTCATAACACATTATTTGAAGCTCGGTTCCAGTAAGGAACGAATTGAAAAGGAGATTCTGGAGAAGCAGAAAGAGCTTATCGAAGCGAAGACCAAGAATCTAAATTCCAACAGTGAAGCCAAGGAGTTGTACAACAAGGCTCTCGAAGCGTTTAGGAGATATTCCGGTGCAGGCGGTGAAGACGATGAGTATTAAAACCTATTCGGAGTTAATTACATTGCCGACATTTGAAGAACGATTTCTCTACTTAAAGCTTGATGGTTCCGTTGGAAAAGAAACTTTCGGTTTTAAGCGATGGTTGAACCAAGAGTTTTATCATTCGGATCAATGGCTGCAATTCCGAGATGAAATTATCATTCGGGATGAAGGTTGTGATCTTGGTATGCCGGGTTATGAAATCTTTGGTTCCGTATTGATCCATCATCTGAATCCGATTACTTATGAAGATATCTTAAATCGGAGCCCCTGCGTTTTCGATCCGGAGAATGCAGTTTGCACCAAGTTGAATACACACAATGCGATTCACTATGGTGATGAAAGCTTACTGGTTCTTCCACCTGTTCAACGCACACAAAATGATACCTGTCCCTGGCGAAAATAATGAAAGGAGAAAATTTCAATGACTAAGGAAATCTATGAAAACTCTGTTCTTGATGAATCGACCGATAACATCGAGGAGCAGGAAGCAGGGTTTTGCGAAGATGCAGCTCGGAATGTGATCGGTGTCGTCACTGATTGCCTAATGCTGAACATTCGTGAAAAGCCATCTAAGGATTCCAGAGTAGTAACCGTTGTGACCTGTCTTGACGAATTGGAAATTGACATGGGCGATTCCAATGATGACTGGTACGCTGTCTGCACTGCTGCCGGCATCGAAGGATTCTGTATGAAGAAATTTGTAGCCGTCAGGCAGTAAGGAGAACGCGATATGGATAGTATACTGACATCGATTAAAAAGCTGCTCGGAATTGCTGAAGAGTATGAGCACTTTGACCCGGACATCGTAATGTACATCAATTCGGCATTCTCGGTCTTGACGCAGCTCGGTGTCGGTCCTGAAGAAGGATTCCGTATCGAAGATGCAAGTAAGACCTGGTCTGAATTCTTGTATGATGATCCTCGTCTTGAATTTGTAAAAACTTTTATCTACCTGAAGGTAAAACTGACATTTGATCCGCCTTTAAGCTCAGCCGTCATGGAAGCAATCAACCGACAGATCAGCGAGCTCGAATGGCGAATCAATGTAACAGTTGATCCGGATTAAATGTGAGAGGAGGATTTCAAAATGGACAATACAGCACTTACCCATCACGGCATTCTCGGTCAGAAATGGGGCGTTCGCCGTTTCCAGAACAAAGACGGTACCCGCACCACGGCTGGAAAGAAAAGAGAAAGCTCTTCTAAATCTGATGCTCCTGCTCATGAGGATTATACTAAAGCCCATAACAGTAAGAGCGTTAAATCTATGAGTGATGCAGAGCTTCGCAATCGGCTGAACCGACTTCAGATGGAGAAACAGTACAGTCAGCTGTCTTCGACTGATGTAAATCGTGGAAAGGAATATGTATCGAAAACACTGAAAGTTGCCGGTACAATTGCAACTGCTACTTCGACTGCTCTGACCATTTACAATAACTATGGCAAGATCAAAGAAATTGTAAACGGTATGGCTAAGAAGGCCGGATAAGGAGGTACTCATGGCATTATCAAACACTGCCGTTCCCAAGTATTATGGTATGTTTCGTGATGCCGTGATTCGAGGGGAAATTCCGGTTTGCAAAGAGATCTCTATGGAGATGAATCGCATTGACGATCTTATTGCTAATCCGGGTGTGTACTATGACGACCAAGCTGTTGAGGGATGGATCGCTTATTGCGAGTCCGAACTCACTCTAACAGATGGGTCAGATCTTAGCCTTTTGGACAGTTTCAAACTATGGGGTGAACAGATCTTTGGTTGGTACTACTTCGTCGAACGAAGTGTTTATCAGCCGAATCCCGATGGTCATGGCGGGCATTATGTTCGTAAGAATGTAAAAAAGCGGTTAATCAACAAGCAGTATTTGATCGTTGCGCGAGGTGCCGCAAAATCAATGTATGGCTCGACTCTGCAAGGTTACTTCCTGAATGTTGATACATCTACCACTCATCAGATCACGACCGCACCTACAATGAAGCAAGCTGAGGAAGTCATGTCCCCTCTTCGTACCGCTATCACCCGTTCGAGAGGACCGCTGTTTCAGTTCCTGACAGAAGGCTCTTTACAAAACACAACTGGTTCCAAAGCGAATCGCACAAAGTTAGCTTCTACAAAAAAGGGCGTTGAAAACTTCCTGACTGGTTCGCTTCTTGAGGTCAGACCTATGAGCATCAATAAGCTTCAGGGTCTACAGATCAAGGTCGCGACTGTTGATGAGTGGCTTTCCGGTGACATTCGAGAGGATGTTATCGGTGCCATTGAGCAGGGTGCATCCAAGGTGAATGACTACATCATCGTTGCAATCAGCTCGGAAGGTACAGTTCGTAATGGAAGTGGCGACACCATCAAAATGGAGTTGATGGACATCCTTAAGGGCGACTACATCAATCCCCATGTTTCGATATGGTGGTACAAACTTGATTCCATTGACGAAGTCGGAGATCCGGAAATGTGGCTCAAGGCTAATCCGAATCTCGGAAAAACCGTAAGCTATGAAACTTATCAACTTGATGTTGAAAGAGCTGAAAAAGCTCCAGCTGCCCGAAACGATATTCTTGCAAAGAGATTTGGGCTGCCTATGGAGGGCTACACCTATTACTTCACTTATGAAGAAACCCTTCCGCATCGAAAGAGGGATTTCTGGCAGATGCCTTGCTCCCTCGGTGCAGACTTGTCGCAGGGCGATGACTTCTGTGCCTTTACATTTCTATTTCCATTGCCAAACGGTTCCTTTGGCGTTAAGACGAGAAACTACATCACCTCTACAACTTTAATGAAGCTGCCAGCTGCTATGAGGATCAAGTACGATCAATTCATGGCTGAGGGCAGTTTAATTGTTTTAGAGGGCGCCGTACTTAATATGATGGATGTGTATGAAGATTTAGACAATCACATTCAGGAGTGCGGATACGATGTTCGTTGTCTTGGATTTGACCCTTATAATGCGAAAGAATTCGTAGCGAGATGGGAATCAGAAAACGGTCCGTTTGGAATTGAGAAAGTCATCCAGGGCGCTAAAACCGAGTCGGTTCCACTCGGAGAACTGAAGAAGCTTTCTGAAGAAAGAATGCTTATCTTCGACGAGGACCTTATGACCTTTGCTATGGGTAACTGTATTACACTTGAAGATACAAACGGAAACCGGAAACTTTTGAAAAAGCGGTATGAGCAGAAAATCGATGCTGTTGCAGCAATGATGGATGCCTATATTGCTTATAAACTTAATCGAGATGCATTTGAATAAGGAGGTGGTCAAGTTGGATGAGATGTATCATCACGGCATTCTCGGTCAGAAATGGTGCGTTCGCCGTTTTCAAAACAAAGACGGAACTTTGACCACAGCCGGTCAAAAGCGTTTGGAAAAGAAAGATGCAAAGTGGGCTCATAAAAACCATGACAAAATCGTATCCAAAGCCCGCAAAGATGTTTCCAAAGAACTCGATCAGTACGCCAATCAACTATTAAAAAATCCTTCTTCCATGACATCGAAAGGTAAAATCAGCTCCTCGGCTATCAATTCCTATAACCGGAAAATGGCTGAGTTGATGAATGAGTCCGTTAAAAATGTTACCGCACCTTCAGGGCGTGTCGTTCAATTCGTTGCGAAACGAGGCGAAGTCGGTGTACATATGGCTCTGGCTGACAGAGGCTATGATATGCAACAGCTTAAGAATGGTATCTGGGCTTCCGGTCGAGTTGCCTATAAGAAGAAAAATGTTGATATGGTTTAAGGAGGTGATGATTCAAAATGGAGATGTCTTTTGGTTCCAGACTAAAACATGCTTGGAATGCATTTACCGGTAATATTCAAATGAACTACCGGGACTTAGGTATGAGTTACTCATATCGAGCTGACAGACCAAGAATGTCCAGAGGCAACGAAAGGTCAATCGTTACATCGGTGTATAACCGAATTGCACTTGATGTTGCAGCACTGAATGTTCAGCATGTCCGTCTGGATGAAAATGGGCGTTTTCTTTCGGTCATCGATGACGGATTGAATAATTGCCTCACTCTGGAAGCTAATGTCGATCAGACAGCACGTTCGTTCATTCAAGATGTAGTTATTTCTATGTTTGATGAAGGAAGCGTAGCAATCGTTCCGGTCGATACAACGACTGACCCGAATGTGTCCGGTTCGTATGACATTCAGTCTTTGCGTGTCGGACAGATTTTGGATTGGTATCCGCAATATATTCGTACTCGTGTGTACAACGAACAGACGGGCAGAAAAGAAGATATTGTAGTGCCAAAAAGTGCAGTGGCTATCATTGAGAATCCGCTGTACGCAGTTATCAATGAACCGAACTCAACTATGCAGCGGCTCATTCGTAAACTTAACCTACTTGATGTCATTGATGAACAAAGTGGATCTGGAAAACTCGATTTGATTATTCAGCTCCCCTATGTTATCAAGACTGAAGCAAGGCGTCAACAGGCCGAAAATCGGCGTAAAGATATAGAAAGTCAGTTGTCGGGTTCTAAGTATGGTATTGCTTATACCGATGGTACCGAGCATATCACACAGTTGAATCGTTCCGTGAACAACAACCTGATGTCCCAGATTGAATACTTGACGAGTATGCTATACAGCCAGTTGGGAATCACTCAGAGCATTTTGGATGGAACAGCGGACGAGAAGACAATGCTGAACTACAACAACCGGACAATCGAGCCGATCATTTCCGCTATTGTTGATGAGATGAAACGAAAGTTTCTGACCAAAACTGCCCGATCACAACGACAGTCGATTTCGTTCTTCAGAGATCCGTTTAAGTTGGTTCCTGTTAATGAAATCGCTGAAATTGCTGACAAATTCACGAGAAATGAAATCATGACTTCGAATGAAATTCGTCAGGTCGTTGGTATGAAACCTTCTGATGACCCAAGAGCAGACGAACTCAGGAATAAGAATCTGAGTGAACCGTCTGGCTCCGATCAGCAGTCGGAAGAAGCACCAATCACCACAGACAATTCAGTTGAAGAGTCAGCAAGTGATTTGGACGACAAAATCTCTAAGCAAAAATCGAAAAAGTAAGGAGGAAATTCAAAATGAGTAGACCTTTTTCGGTTGAGGCTTGTGATTTCAGCGGCTGGGCAACCCGAAATGACCTTAAGTGTTCCGATGGGCGAGTAATTCGTCGGGACGCCTTTAAGAATAACGACGGTATTAAAGTCCCGCTGGTCTGGAATCATCAGCACAACAGTCCTCGTGATGTTCTCGGTCATGCATGGCTTGAGAACCGTGAGGAAGGTGTTTACACCTATGGCTTCCTCAATGACACCGCTGACGGTGAAATTGCGAAAGTCCTTATCAAGCATGGTGACATTTGCGCTCTGTCCATTTACGCCAATCAACTTCAGCAGGCTGGTCCTGATGTACTGCATGGTTGTATTTGTGAGGTGAGTCTTGTGCATAAGGGTGCTAATCCTGGTGCATTTATTGACTCTATGCTGAAGCATGGTGAAATGTCCGATGATGAAGCTATCATCTATACCGGAATGCCTCTTTGCCTTTCCCATTCTGCCGAGTCTAAGGATGAGCAGAAAGAGGAGGAAAAGAAGGAGAATACCAAAGAGGACAAGCCTGCCGAAAGCAAGGAAGAGAAGAAGAACGATGAAGAGACGGTTGCTGATGTAATCGACTCTATGTCCGAAAAGCAGCAGAACGTCATGTATGCACTTATTGCACAGGCTCTCGAAGGTGAACCCGAAAAGGAATCCAAAGATGATTCCGATAACAAATCTGAATCCAATAAGGAGGATAACACAATGAAACATAATGTCTTTGACAACGATCAGCAGAAGAAGACCGAGGTTCTGTCTCACGCTGACCAGGCAAGCATCATTTCCATGGCTAAGTCCAACAGCGTCGGCAGTCTTCGTACTGCTATGGATATCTATGTGGAGCAGAATCCTGACAGCGTTCTGGCTCACGGCATCGATGGTATCGAAACTCTGTTTCCTGAGTACAAAGATGTCCGTCCCGGTGCTCCTGAACTGCTCACTACTGACCAGGGTTGGGTAAACGAGGTTTTGAAGAAGGTTCATAAGAGCCCTATCTCCCGTATCCGTACCCGTCAGGCTGACCTGCGTAACATTGAGGCTCTTCGTGCCAAGGGTTACAAGAAGAGCACTCAGAAGGGTTATGTCGGCAACATCCAGCTGCTCCACAGAACTACCGATCCTCAGACCGTGTATGTGAAGAGCAAGCTTGACCGTGACGACATCATCGATATTCAGGACTTTGATGTGGTGCAGTACCTGTACGGCATCGACCGTATGAATCTGAACGAGGAGCTGGCAACGGCTATCATGATCGGCGATGGTCGTGAGGTTGGTGCTGACGGTAAGATTGCTGAGGATAAGATCCGCCCGATCTGGCTGGATGACGAGCTGTACACCATTCATGCTGATGTCGACATTGCCGGCATGAAGAGCACGCTTCAGGGCACCAACACTTCCGCTAATTTCGGCGAGAATTACATTTATGCAGAAGCCGTGATCCAGTCTCTGTTGTACGCTCGTGAGAAGTATAAGGGCTCTGGCACTCCCGACTTCTACTGCACGCCTCATCTGGTCAATGTCATGCTGCTTGCCCGTGACCTTAATGGTCGCCGCATCTATGACAAGGTCAGTGATCTGGCTGCGGCTCTGAATGTCGGTCAGATCATTACGGCGGAGCAGTTCGAGGGTAAGACTCGTACTACTACGGACAGCAAGACCAAGAAGCTTCTGGGTCTTATGGTCAACCTGGCTGACTATTCTCTGGGCGCTACCAAGGGCGGTGAAATCACTCACTTCACTGATTTCGACATCGACTTCAACCAAGAGAAGAGCCTGCTGGAGACTCGTTGCTCCGGTGCTAACACTCGTGTTATGTCCGCTATTGCTCTGGAAGAGGATGTCACTGACCGCCCTTAACGAGTCTCACGGTTGAACCTGCGGACGGTGAGACGGAATTGCTCGGTAAAACCGCAGCAGATTTGCAGGAGAATGCTGCAATCTCCGGTAGAGAAATTACCGGTACGCTGAAGCTGGTCACCGATTACACGGGATTCAGCAGTGCGACCGATGAGCAGAGTGGTAACTATCTCGCTCTGCATGTAACTCAGGAACCGGAAGATGCAACGGTTACAGTGGAACTGATTGGCGGTAAGAATGGAGCAGTCGAACTGGACGACGATGGTTTGATTGTGCTGAAGATCGCCGATACGGCAAAGCAGTCGGTAAAGGTTACTGTCACCAATGGTGAAGATACCGCCACAAAGACTTATAGTCTTAAGGGACTGACCTTGGCGACTGAGTAAGGAGTGAAAATTCAAAATGGCTAAATTTTATGGAGTAATCGGCTACGCTGTAACAGAAGAGACTAAGCCGGGCGTTTGGGCAGAGAAGATCATCGAGCGTATGTACTATGGTGATTTAACCCGTAACACCCGTAGGCTTCAGTCTGCGGAACAACTCAACGACAACATCAATGTTGCGAATGAGATCAGTATCGTAGCCGATCCATTTGCCAATGAGAATTTTCATTCGATGAGGTATGTTGAGTTTATGGGTGCTAAATGGAAAGTCACAAGTGTCGAAGTTCAGTACCCAAGACTTATACTGACTATGGGAGGTGTATACAATGGCGAGCAGGCTTAATCTGCAAACTTTCCTGGAAGAAATCCTTGAAAGCAGAAATGTGTATTTTCAACCTCCTGAGTCGGTAAAAATGAAATACCCCGCTATCGTTTATGCACTTGATGATATCGAAAATGTGCACGCCGATAACGGGGTTTATTCATCTCACAGGCACTATTCAGTCACTGTTATTGACTCTGACCCGGATAGTGAGCTTGTCGGTAAGATGGTTTCTATACCTACCTGCCGATTTGAACGATATTATGCAAGCGAGAACCTGAATCACTGGAATTTCTCGCTCTATTTCTGATAAGGAGGAATATCTTTATGTCCAAAATCATTTGGGATAAAACTGGCGAGCGCCTGTACGAAACCGGCTGTGACCATGGCGTTCTCTATCCGATGCAGACCGGCGGCGTTTATAACAAGGGCGTCGCATGGAATGGTCTGACTGCCGTTACCGAGAGTCCTTCCGGGGCCGAGGCTTCCCCGATTTACGCTGACAACATCAAGTATGTCAACCTGGTTTCAAACGAGGAATTCGGTGCTACCGTCGAGGCGTATATGTATCCTGACGAGTTTGCCGAGTGTGATGGTTCCGTTGAGATCATGCCCGGTATGTACGCCGGTCAGCAGTCCCGTAAGACTTTCGGCCTGGCATATCGTACCATTCTGGGTAATGATACCGATCTGAACGATTACGGTTATAAGCTGCATCTGGTTTATGGCTGCCTGGCAGCACCTTCTGAAAAGGGTTACAGCACAGTCAACGACAGTCCTGAGGCGGCTACTCTGTCCTGGGAGATCAGCACCACACCGGTCTCTATCAACAAGCTGGTCAACGGTAAGAAGTTGAAGCCGACAGCCACGCTGACCTTTGACTCCACTAAGTCTAGTGCCGAGTTCATGACTAAGCTGGAAGAGATCCTGTACGGTAAGGACCCGACCACCGATGGCGGTAACGATGGTGTCGAGCCTCGTCTGCCTCTGCCTGATGAGATCATTGAACTGTTCGATAAGACTCAGAATCCGCAGGGTTAATCTGTAAAAATTATGGAGCCGTATTCAGGTAAGCTGGCGGCTCCTACTTTTTTAATTTGAAAGGAGAAAAATTTCAATGACTAAGGAAACTATCACTTATACCGATTTGAATGGCATTCAGAGAACTGAAGATTTTTACTTCGATCTGTCCAAGCCTGAAATCGTAAAAATGCAGGCGAGCGCAAAGGGTGGCTACGATGTCCAGCTTAAGAGTATCGCTGCCAGTCCGAATGGGGCGCTTATTATGGAGTTCTTCGAGAACTTTATTAAGACCGCCTATGGCGAGAAGAGCGATGATGGCAGACGCTTCATGAAGTCTGAGGAAATTTCCAGAGGCTTTATGGAAACTCCCGCTTATGAGGTCCTGTTTGAGAAGCTTGTCACCGATGCCGGCGCTGCATCCGAATTTGTCAACCGTGTGATGCGTGCCAACGGCAATAAGCAGGCTGCGCCCATCGCATCTAATTAAAGAAAGCTCGGAGGGCTAAGGAATGCTGAAAATTACTGTGCCGGCTGCCGAGTTTTGGGATGAAATTCATGAAGAATTTGTCTACAAGAAAGAGCAGGCTTTGCAGTTGGAGCATTCCTTAGTCTCTCTTTCAAAATGGGAAAGCAAATGGAATAAGGCATTTCTCGGAAAACAAGAAAAAACCGATGAGGAAATTCTTGATTATGTACGATGTATGACCTTAACCCAGAATGTCGATCCCGAAGTATATACTCGGCTGTCTGCTGAAAACTACGCCGCCATCAATGCGTACATCGAAGCACCTATGACTGCTACTTGCCTTATCGAGGACAAGCAGACAAGAGGTAATAAAGAAACGGTTACATCTGAGCTTATTTACTACTGGATGATTTCCTATAACATCCCTGTGGAGTTTCAAAAATGGCATTTGAACAGACTGCTGACCCTCATACGGGTATGTAATGTCAAGAACTCTCCGCCTAAGCGAAGAAGTAAGCGTGAAATGTGGAATCGGAACGCAGCTATCAACGCTGCCAATCGAAAACGCTTTGGCTCTAAGGGGTGATTGAATGAACAGACGATGCCGAAAATGCCTGTTAAGGCGAGTTTGCCATAAAAAGCAGCCTTACAATAACTGGCTTAAAACTTTTACCAAAAAAGCAGTAGCAATCATTCTGGTGGTTTCTCTGGTTGATTTGCAACTGTCTTATGTGCTTGCATTTATGGGGCAAGTACAAATTGCGGAATCGCTTTCCAGCACAATAGCGTCGACCGTTGTCGGGGTTATGCTTGGCTACTTCTTCAAAGCCCTTTTCGAAACATTCTTCGAAAGGCGTGAAGAACGGCTCAAGCAGGAAAGTGAACCGGAAGAAAATACGAATTATGAGGAGGTTTAGTTATGCCTATCAGTTTTTTGACTACAGCACTGTTGATCGTATCCGTCATCACGAATCTGACAGTGGAGGGCATTAAGAAGCTGCTTGACGTAACGAAGGTCAAGTATTCTTCTAATGTTCTTGCGGCAGTTTTGTCCGTCCTGATCGCCTGTGCTGTTAGCGTGATTTACCTTATTATGACTGACACGATCTTTACTATGAAGATTGGGGTTGAGATCGTCGTTCTGATGTATCTGGGCTTCCTGATCTCTACGGTTGGTTATGACAAGGTTATTCAGATGCTGAAACAGATCCAGAGAGTGAAGGAGGAAACGAAAAATGAGTAACAGTCCTCTGGTATCTTATACCAAGTTAAGCCCTAATCATTCCGGGCAGAGAACCCATGCTGTTGACCGTATCACGCCTCATTGTGTGGTCGGTCAGTGCTCTGTAGAGACTTTGGGTAATATTTTTGCTCCGACTTCCCGACAGGCTTCCTGTCAGTATGGTATCGGCGTAGATGGTCGAGTAGGTATGTATGTGGAAGAAAAGAACCGTTCCTGGTGTTCTTCCTCTAATGCGAATGACCAGCGTGCGATCACAATCGAGTGTGCCAGCGATGCCACACATCCTTATGCATTCAACGACACTGTATATGCTAAACTGATCGAGCTTTGCACAGACATTTGCAAGCGTTACGGAAAAACAAAGCTGCTCTGGTTCGGCGATAAGACGAAGACTCTGAACTATGAGCCAGCTTCCAATGAAATGGTTCTGACCGTACATCGTTGGTTCGCCAACAAGAGTTGCCCTGGTGACTGGATGTATGCTCGAATGGGAGATCTTGCGTCCAAAGTTACGGCTAAGCTTGGAGGCTCTGCTGGCGGAACTGAGAAGCCTGCCGATAATCAGGTGCTTTATCGGGTGCAGACAGGAGCTTTCAGCAACAAGGCGAATGCAGATGCAATGCTTCAGAAGGTGAAAGCCGCCGGTTTCGATACCTACATGGTTAAGGTCGATAACCTTTACAAGATTCAGGTCGGCGCATTCAGCAAGAAAGCAAATGCTGACGCTATGGCTGCAAAGCTGAAAGCTGCTGGTTTTGACACCTATATAACAACCAAAAGCGGGACGGCAGTCTCTGCATCTTCTGCGAAGAAAAGCACTGACCAGATCGCCCGTGAAGTAATTCAGGGTCTGTGGGGTAACGGTATGGACAGGACTAATCGTCTGAAGGCAGCTGGTTACGATCCTTCCGTAATACAGAATCGGGTTAATCAGCTTCTTAAATAAGGAGGTCCGTGAATGATAAGGTTCAGTCACAAGGGAGACTTCTCTAAGGTTACACGCTTTTTGGAGAGGGCAAAGGAAGTGGTCCATCTCGGAGACCTCGACAAGTATGGCCGAGAAGGGGTCGCTGCTCTTGCGTCTGCAACGCCTGTCGACTCCGGAGAAACGGCCACATCCTGGTATTACGAGATTACCAACCGAAATGGATCTGCAAAGATCACCTTTTACAACTCAAATATTCAAAATGGGGTTCCGATAGCGATCATTCTGCAATATGGTCATGGAACTCGCAACGGAGGCTGGGTACAGGGTCGAGACTACATCAATCCTGCTATCCAGCCTATTTTTGACAAAATCGCAAATGAAGCATGGAAGGAGGTTACGAAGCTATGAGTAAAACAATCGACGAAAGAGTCGTAGAAATGCGGTTTGATAATAAGCAGTTTGAGAGCAATGTTCAAACCAGTTTGTCTACCATTGAAAAATTAAAGAAAAGTTTGGATATGGATGGCGCTACAAAAGGTCTTGAGAGCATTGACAGCGCTGCTAAGAAAGTCGATATGTCGGGGCTTGGCTCTGCGGTTGAAACAGTAAAGACTCGATTCTCGGCATTGGAGATCATGGCTGTAACCGCCCTTGCAAACATCACCAACTCAGTTGTAAACACCGGTAAACAGATGCTCCGTTCCTTGACAATCGAACCCATTAGTCAGGGTTTTGAGGAATACGAGCTGAAGATGGGGTCAATTCAGACCATCATGATGAGTACCGGCGCCTCTCTTGAAGAAGTTAATAAGTATCTTCAGGAATTGAACACTTACTCGGATAAGACCATTTACTCCTTCCAGGATATGACTTCCAACATCGGTAAATTTACCAATGCTGGTGTCGGTCTTGAGGATGCAGTAATGGCTATTCAGGGTGTGTCGAATGTTGCCGCTGTGTCCGGCGCCAATGCAAATGAGGCATCCCGTGCCATGTATAACTTTGCGCAGGCACTGTCTGCCGGTTATGTCAAGCTGATCGACTGGAAATCTATTGAGAACGCTAATATGGCGACCGTTGAATTTAAGACTCAGCTTCTTGAGTCGGCTGTTGCCTGTGGCACCTTGACTAAAACTGCCGACGGCATGTATAAAACGGTTAAGGGTAATGTCATCGATGCCACACATGGCTTCAATGATTCTTTGCAGGATCAGTGGATGACCACGGAAGCTCTGGTCGGTACTCTTCGTAATTATGCGGATGAAACGACCGAAATCGGTGCTAAAGCATTTGCGGCTGCACAGGATGTTAAGACATTCACTCAGTTGATAGATACTCTCAAGGAAGCCGTAGGCTCCGGATGGGCAAATACATGGGAAATCCTGTTTGGTGATTTTGAGGAAGCCAAAGAACTTTGGACTGGACTCAGTCAGGTTATCGGTGGATTTATCGATGCCCAAGCAGATGCTCGCAATGAGATGTTGCAAGGGTGGAAAGATCTTGGCGGAAGAACCAAACTGATTGAGGCACTTAAAAATGCTTTTGAAGGCGTTCAGAGTGTTATCAAACCGATCTATGAGGCATTCCGTGAGATATTTCCTCCCACCACAGCCCAGCAGCTTTATGATATTACTGAGAATTTGCGAAAATTCACAGCAAATTTGAAGCTCAGTGATACAGCTTCAGCTAATCTAAAATCCACTTTCAAAGGCTTGTTTGCGATCTTGGACATCGTTAAACAAGCCTTTTCTGCTATATTTACGGCAATTAAACCGTTGTTTGGCGGGTTTGGAACACTCGGAGATGGAATTCTTGGTTTCACTGGCGGGATTGGCGATGCTATTGTTGCGTTTGATGAGTTTATCAAAACCAGTGGAGCATTCCAGAAAGTCGGTGAGGGTATCGCTACGGTCATACAGACAATTATGACAGCTTTATCCACACTGAAGAACAAGATCAAAGAAAAATTTGAATCCGCCAATTTCGAATTGTTTCATTCTCTGCTTGAGCGAATTCATGAGAGGATGACTCAAGTCGGAGAAGCAGCCGGTGAGATGAAATCTGGGGTTATCGTCGCCTTTGAGGTCATTGGTGAAGCTCTTGCTAATTGCCAATTTGTTCAGCTTCTCTCTGCCATATGGAATGCTGTTAAGACAATCGGAAGTGGCATCGTTAAAATCCTTGGCGAACTCGGCAGTTCCTTAGCAAAGAATCTTGGTGAAGCTAATTTCAGCGGAATTATTGATCTGCTGAATGGTATCTCGTTCGGTGCTATTGCTGTCGGCATCACAAAGTTTGTTGGCACCTTCCGAAAAGCTATTGAAGATATCGGTAGTTTCAAGGAATCTTTTATCGGAATTCTTGACAGTGTTCGAGGATGCTTTGAAGCTTATCAGAATCAGTTGCAGGCGGGTACATTGCTGAAGATCGCGTCGGCTATTGCTATTCTTACTGCATCTTTGATTGCACTTAGTCTTGTAGACAGTGAAAAGCTGAATGTGGCTCTTGGAGCAATCACTGTGCTATTCGCTGAACTTCTTGCTTCGATGGCTGTATTCAACAAAATCAGCGGTCAGGCAACTGGTGTGATGAAGAGTGTAACTGCTATGCTCGGTATTGCTACGGCAGTGCTGATTTTGGCGAGTGCACTTAAAAAGATCGCAGATCTGGACACAAAACAGCTTACCACCGGTCTCATTGGTGTTGCGGGTTTGACCACTATGATGGTTGCCGCAGCCAAAGCTATGAGTTCCAACAGTAAAACCATCATCAAGGGTGCTACTCAAATGGTGATCTTTGCAGCCGCAATCAAGATTCTTGCTTCTGTTTGCGAACAACTTGCTAAATTGTACTGGAACCAGCTTGCAAAAGGTCTTATCGGCGTTGGTGTATTGCTTGCCGAGGTTTCTCTGTTCCTGAGAACCGCAAAATTCAGCGGTAAATCCATTACTACGGCTACAGGTATTGTAATTCTTTCAGCAGCAATCAAGGTGTTGGCCTCTGCCTGCAAAGATTTCGGCGAAATGAAATGGGAAGACATCGGTAAGGGGCTTGCATCTATTGCAGTGCTTCTTGCTGAGGTTACCGCTTTCACCAAGCTTACTGGTAACGCTAAACATGTAATCTCTACAGGCGTAGCGCTCATTGCTATCGGAGCAGCTATGAAGATATTTGCATCGGCTGTAAAAGACTTCTCTGGAATGCAGTGGGACGAAATTGCAAGAGGTCTTATTGCTATGGCCGGGGCTTTGGCGGCGGTTACAATTGCTGTCAACTTCATGCCGAAAAACATGATCGGCATCGGCACTGGTCTTATTGCTGTCTCTGCGGCTTTGCTCATACTTGCCAATGCTCTTAACCAGATGGGTTCAATGTCTTGGGAGGAAATCGCCAAGGGTCTTATCACTCTGGGCGGCGCAATGGCCATTCTTGCAATCGGTCTGAATGCCATGACAGGCACTCTTGCAGGTTCTGCGGCGCTTCTTGTTGCTGCAAGTGCCCTCTTGGTGCTTACTCCGGTACTGGCTATTCTCGGCGCCATGAGTTGGAGTTCCATCGTGAAAGGTCTCGTTACCCTGGCAGGTGCATTTGCTATCCTCGGTGTTGCAGGTGCTGTATTGACTCCGTTGGTTCCTTCCATTCTCGCTTTGAGTGGCTCGCTGGCACTAATCGGGGTAGCAGTTGTCGGTATTGGTGCCGGGCTTGCTCTGGCAGGTGCCGGTTTGTCCGCCTTGGCAGTAGGCTTAACAGCTCTTGCTGCTGCGGGAACTGCCGGTGCTACAGCCATCGTCGCTTCTTTGACTGTTATCATCACTGGTGTCGCAGCCCTTATTCCTGCAATTGTAGCCAAGATCGGTGAGGCAATTGTCGAATTCTGCAAAGTTATCGCTGATAGTGCAGGAGCCATTGGTGAAGCAGTCAAGACAGTTGTCCTTATGCTGGTGGATGTACTTGTTGAGTGCGTTCCCGCTATCGCTGATGGGGCATTGAAGCTCATTGCAGGTGTTCTTGAAGCGTTGGTAGAATATACCCCGTCTATCGTTGATTCCATCTTCCAATTCCTTATCGCAGTTCTTGAGGGCGTCGCTAAGAATCTTCCCAGTTTGATTCAAGCTGCGGTGGATGTATTGATGGCGTTCTTCTCAGGCATTGTGGATGCACTTAAGGGCATCGATACAGAAACTCTTCTTCAGGGAATTGCCGGTATTGGTCTGCTTGCCGCAATTATGGCTGCTTTGAGCGCAGTAGCTGCTCTTGTCCCGGGCGCCATGCTGGGTGTTCTCGGTATGGGTGCTGTCATCGCTGAGCTTGCTCTTGTACTTGCGGCGGTCGGTGCCCTGGCACAAATTCCTGGCTTGAACTGGCTTATCAATGAAGGCGGTAATCTGCTTCAGGGAATTGGTACGGCAATCGGTAAATTTGTTGGCGGTATCGTCGGCGGATTGAATCAGCGAGCCGTACAACAGGTCACGAATCTTGACCACCTCGTCCTGGGTGATGGCAACATAGGTGCCGTTGCTGAAGCGGTAGGACTCGGGGTAGGTGGGGAAGACGTCTTCGGTGGTAATGGTGTAGCTGCCTTCCGGGTCCACATACTCCAAAGCCAGGGCGGAGGTGAGCATCTTGGTGATGTCACCGGGATACTGCCGTTTGTCCGGGTTTTTGGAAATCAAAATCTGACCGGTTTCAGCGTTCATCACGATGTAGGAATCGGAAGTGATGGTGGGCAGAGCTGTCACGGTGTTGTCTGCTGTGCCGGTGGTACCGGTCGTGCCAGCAGTGCCGGTAGTGCCAGTAGTGCCGGAAGCATCGGTCGTTCCGGTGGTACCATCGGTTCCGGTTGTGCCGGTGGGATTGTTGGTTGTGCCCTGTGCAGGTTGCTGCTCGGTAGTAGGCGGTGTAGTCGTGCCGGTTTGCGGGGTAGTAGCAGCCTGTGCGAAGGCGGGCAACGCCATTTGGCAGGCAAAAACAAGGCTGAGGGCAACACTGAGTACACGTCTGAGTGGCTTGGAGATATTTTTTTTCAACAGAGGAACCTCCTAATCTATCTCGATTTTTGA